AGACGGGCGGCTTGCTTACTTCCTCCGCCTGACGAAGATCGAGTTGAAGGTCCTCACGGGTCCAGTGAAGAGGACGAGTGTAGAATCCGTAGACGTCGGATTCGTTCTCGCGGATGTGCGAATAGAGATCGTCGATACCCCATCTCGTCCCGATCAGGATGTCGATCGAGCTCTGCTCATCTACGAAGAGCGCTTCCGCGGACTTGTAAAACGAGATAACCTTCTCGCGAACCGTAGGTTGTTCAAAGCTCTGCTTGTCTTCGAGGTCATCCTTGATTTGGATGGTGTAGTGACGAGAGACGATGTGCGAGTCAGCACCCGCCGCCTCGATCGTGTCTTCACCATACATTCCTTCGCGAGGGAAGAGTAGGTTCGAATTCGTCCAGGTCGTCCTCGTGATGTCAGGAATGATCTCGGGATAGACCCATGCGAGGACCTGATTCCGCTCGATCTGTTGACGGATGGACTGGATCTGTTTCTGAGCGTTCGTACTCGCGGACGAGCAAAGCAAGATGCGATGCTCAAGCCCGGGGATCCCCATCAAATCGTCCTGAATGAGATACCACAACGGAAGGGACTTACTCCCGATCGTGGATTTGTAACAATCTCGCGGGACAAGCAAACACTTACGGAACGGGGCCAACGGAGGAGCGTTCGGCGTCTGGATGAAATTGCAAATCTCGAGGTGCGGATCGTCCTGAAGCTTATCCCACTTGAGGATGGCCGTACTGAAGAAGTAAAGCGAGGCTTTCCCCATTCGACGGAGGTCGTCACGGAGTTTGTCTCCGTCACTCGACGTCGGAGGAGTGATCCTCAACTGTTCGTTGAAGAACTTATTCTGCGCGTTCTTCGAGAGTATTTCCACTGACTAGTTTCGCTTCTTGTGCGCGACGCTGAAACATCTCAAGATCCGACACTGCGATGTTGATGATCAGCGGCCGGCCTGAATCTCGGTGCCTCGGAGCGTGACCCGCACGATCGAGGAAGTCCTGCGCGATGCTCGCGGAGAGTTTCTCATCCCCCGTCATCTGCGCGATGTCGACGAGACGCTGCGCCATCTCCACTTCGTACTGCTGGAAGATGTCTTTGACACTGATCTCCGGTAACATGGAAGGAGGAAGGTTGTCCATCTCCTTCTTATTCAGCCAGTTGAAGTATCGCTGAAACCGAGCGTCGCGGAGCCAACAGAGGATCGTGTGATACCCGTAACCGAGGGACTTTGCGAGGTCTCTCTTTGACGTCGAAGGTGCTCTCATCAGCAGCTCCGCCATCATTCTCCACTCGTGCCGTACCGGCTCCTGATATCCTTCAACTGTCGCCGTGACAAAGGAGAGCTCCGCCTTTGCGGAACGCAGCTCCTCCATCAGTTTCATACCGCCAGTATAGCCTACGTCCATTGGATCCGCATACTGATGATTGAGTGCCATGAGTGGAAAATGGGGTAATTTGAGAAAGGCCGACACTAAAGTTGGAACCTTTCTAAGTTTGGGGGTATGGGGGTGATGGTAGGAGATAATGGAAATTATTCTGTTATCGATGAAGGAGTGAGCTATGCCGAGTGCGAAGCAGAGTGAGAAAGCGGTGCCTGTGAAGCTGACGGGGAATGAAACCATCGAGCAGGCGATTGCGTTGCTGACGAAGTCGTACGGCACGCAGAAGACGTTGCAGATGTTGAATCGGGGAGAGTACGATGTGCTCTATCGCGATTCGAGGAACGAGGGAGCGTCCGAACGTCGTGCGTTCGAGAAGAAGCGGATCGACGCGCTGGAGAAGGAGTTCGTGAAGAGAGGTGGGAACCTCGCGGAGATCGAAGCGAAGTTGAAGTAGAGCGGAATGGCCGAGGACGGACTGGATATCCGTTGTCGGCCTTCCGTGCTGAGGTGAAGCGATGAAGTATCTCTTGTGTGTGAATTTCGATAGGAAAGCGGATGCGGATATGATCTCGAGGTGGATCGATCGACTCGATGTTCCTTTCGAGTGGATGGATCTGCCGAGCGTGAGCGACGTGAAGCTGCTCGTGATTCGTTGCGAGAGCGCTGAGGAGATTGAGGAGAGGATGAGAACGTTCGTCGATCGGAACATCATGACGGCGTTCGGGTTCTGGCAGCCAGAGAGAGTGGAGGTGTTTGATGGAGTTTGATAAGATCGGGATGGTCATCACGCAGCTTGAAGACGGTCGTTGGAACATGATCGCGACTGGATTCAAGAAGGTCGAAGAAGAGATGGAAGAACGACATGATCTCGGGAGCGTCACGTCGCGAGACAAGTCGACGTTGATCGATTGGTTCATCGAGAAGGTGGAGGAAGCGTGAGCTTCGAAGAACGACTCGCTGATCCGACGAAGTACATCGATCTTGCGAAGCATTTCGAGCAGGTTCGAGCCTACTGTGATTGGGAAGGTTTCGCAGATCATCAACAGTGCTTGGATCTGTTGAAGAAGGTTCTCAACGGACGAGACACAGAGAACGGCAACGATGAGATCGCGTTCACGTTGACGTTACACTTCATCTATCAGAGGGCGGATTCGTACGCGCTTCCATCGGAAGATGAAGTTCAGGCGGTGTACGAAGCAATACTCGAATTACTCGGTGCAAGATGGTGGATGAAGGAGACTGCGTAGCGAACGTACGCCGGAGAGAGCGATAGCTAGGCTCTCTCCGGCTTTCTTTTGCTCCGAAGCTCACTGTCGCGAATCGCGCTGAGTCTCTGAGTCTCGCTCCGCGATCCTCGACAAGTGACCGGGACTCCGTCCGACCAACCCGTTTTGGGGTTGAACACTCGCTCCGGAATTGGTTCCAACTGAAGTGCGAACGCGACTTACCCGTGAGGAATGCTAGTATCTGGAATTCAAGCGTCAGTTCACAATGGCCAGTTCGTCAGTTGACGCGTTGAAAGCGCGCTGGATGGCAATCTTCACCCTGCCTAACCTGTTGAAAACAAAGAAGATAGAGTATTATGTGTGTATATGATGTATGTATGTATGTATTGTATTGTATTTTGGATTCCAATATCTATTTTTAGACGAGAACGCCAGAATCATGCGGCATCCGCACGGAAGGAGTTTAGAATGAAGGAGTTACGCATGCGTGAGTGAAGAGAAAATGACGTCTCGAGTCGCGTAACGACTGAATTGCATGTTGCTTTCCAGTGTGATAGGGTTGTATAATGAGTGTTGAAAGTGAGGAATGTTATGCCGAGGGAGAAGAAACGAACCCTGCTCACGGTGACGGTTGACATCAACGATAGGATCTCCCTAACGTGGGGGAACCCCACCGGTACCCAGGACAGCGTCGACGGAGAGGCGAAGTGCGGACACTGTCTCGCGGTGGAGGATGTGAGCGATGCGAGGCTTCGCGATGATGGGAAAACGCTCATCGTGATCTACGGGGAAGGCAAGACTGGGAGACTCGTGAGTAGCTCGGGCTACACGCTCCGTGTGCTAGTGGAAGCGGGGATTAAGAAGATTCTCGTGCCGAAGTACTTTATCCGGTCTCGCAGTGGAGGACGTATCGCGGTCTTCGAAGACGGACTCGAAGCGAATGTGCTTTCCGTCCTCGGTGCAGCTCTCGGTATTGCGGATCCTTCCTGGAAGACGATGAACTGCTGGGATGAAGACGTCAACCAGATCGTGTCTCGCACTGAACGTCCTATCGGCGGCTCCGTCGAATACTCCCGAGCGTACTACGCGAGGACAGCGGAGGTACGGCGGAAACAAGCCCGTACGAACTACCACACATCTCGCAACGCTCCTGCCATCGCTTCCACCGTCGACGAGCTCATCGCTCTTGCGAAGCAAGGCGGGGGCGGGGGGCCGCAATGACCGTTGCAATCCGGAAAGCCGCATTCGCGGAAGACCACGCTCCGGATGTCGACATTCTCATGATGGCGTTTCTCGCAGAGGACGATGACGACGTAGAAGAACGCCAACCGAAGCCGGGACGCTCGGACATCCGGTTTGTCCCCGTTGATTTTCCGAAGCGAAACGTTATATAATTAAGATAACATGAAGTCCTACCTTCACATCACTCAAATCCTACCAAACACAGCGGTCGAGGACTTTCCGTTGCTCCTTGGTCGGTGGTTCCAAGGGAAGGAACATACGTATGGTCTGTGCGCGGGATGTTTTAGGTTCATCCCCGCTCAGTGGTTGTATTTGTGTATACGGCCGTTCGGGAAAGGTGAGGAGTGGAAGTGCGACGAGTGTCCGGGTGTTAGGGTGAAGACGAATTAACCTCGATCTGTAAAAGGAGAACCAGGTGTGTCGAAACGCGTGATCATCGAAACAGACTTTCCAAACGACCAGGAGGCGAAGGAGTACGTCCATCGTCTCAACGGTAAGGTGAAGTACGAAGGAACAGCTGCGTGGTTTGTGGAGCTTCCTCACTCGGAATGCTACGCTCTTCCGCTCCGTCCTCTCGACGTCGTCACCCTCGGGATGGCGTATTGTTCCTTCCTTAACAACCACTTCGAGGACGCGATCGGTCTCACCAATCCGAAGAGGATCGGGAACGAAGCGTTCAGGTCTCTCCACGAGGCCTACGGTCGAGAAGACATGGCAAAGCGAGGTTCGCAGGTGTACCATTACTGCGACATCCTCGTCGCGTGGTGTAAGGAGCGTGGGTTGATCATCGACAGTGGTGGACTAATGGCTTCCGATCCTCCGATCATCAATCTCCATCTCGACAACACCGAAATCGACAACCGCGACACGGAAACAACTGAGCTTCACAGCCAAGGATATCGGATCGAGGTGTCAATGGACCTCGTTCGTGAAATTCTCCGGAATGCGAAGGAGAACGCCGAGGTCTCCGAGGTGAAGACGTACGTGATCGTCCACGACGAGTACATGGGCGTCTCTATGACAATGTACGAAGAAAAGAAAACGTGGCGTCAACTCCTTTTCGACCTGAACGGTGTCGAGCTCGATAATCTTGAAGAACCGATCGATGACGACGTTCCCGAGTTTAAGGGAAGGAAAGTCAAAGACCTTACTGACGAGGAACTTGAGAAGTTCTTCCACGAAGCCAACGGCAACGGGCAACCGTTCTACACCGTCTGGTGCGTCGAGGATCGGAAGCGTGTGCTGTGAAGAAGATCCTCATCTCCTACGAAATCTCCTTCTACAAAGTCATCGACGTCCAAGACGAAGCGTGGGAAACTCTCCTCGCAGACGAATCTGGCGACATCTGCAACGAACTCCTCGAACAGCATCCTCCTCCCGTCGATTACAAAGGCGGGTTCGAAACGGACATGCGTGAAGCATCCGCGCAAGAGGTGAAGGAATGAGCCACAAACTCCTCCTCACCGTCGTCCTCGAACTCGACGTTCCCGTCGGAACGACTCCGAAGCAGATCTATTCCGTGTCCGAAGCGGCCCAACAAGGTGCTATCGGTGCAGCCGACTCAATCTTCCCTGCCGAGCTCTACGCTAACTCCATCGAGTGTGACTGCGGCAACTGCGATATGGACGAAGACGTCGAAGCACAAACAGTCACCTGCTCCGAATGCGAGGTTTTCTCGTGAGAAACTTCCTCCTCGGTCTCTTCAACGGATGCTGGTTCTTTCACATCTGGGTCTTCGATCGTGACGAAGACGGTCCCATTCTCCGATGCAGCAGGTGTTGGTCGATTCACCGTCTTGACAACTTCATGAAGAAAGAGGCAGCATGAGAAAACGAAAGCACGCGCCGACGAACGTTCAACTCGAGCGGAGAATCCGTCGTTGTCTCCGGCGAAACGGGATGGAAGCAGGGAAGCGTCTTGCTTCCCGCCATGGTTACACCGTTTCGTCCTCCATGCTGAAGACCGCCGCACTCTGGTGGGAGCGTGCGAGACACCGTGCGAAGGAGAAGAAGGACTTCATCGACAACCACGGGCGTTTTGCGTGGCAGCTCCTCAGGCTCCGCATCCGCCAGGCTCAGGACGAGGAACGGTATGGCGTTCCGACGTAAGCATCCATTCTTCAATCGGGACGCGGACCTCCCAGCGGTAGAGGACTCTCGCATTTCCGAACCCGTTAAGGTAACGCGGTGTCAGTGCGAACACGTGAATTGTCACCCACGTGGGAACTGCCAACTTCCTGCGGATGGCATCGAAGAACACTTCGGCATCAAACAGGCGTTGTGCCATCAGTGTGCTGGGAAGACTTGGCTATGACAGACCTTCCTTTCGAGCCTATTGGCATCGACCACACTCGACTCGACGGCGACGTCGAAATTCACGGGGACATCGTCTTCCGGGTCCCGGCATCACTACGAAATCCGGAACAGCTCGTGTACGACCACCTGATCTTCGGACGTTATTGTCAGGAGCAAATCCTCCCCGCGATCAACGATTCCACTTGGCAGATGTTCCGTGCGTCGATCAAAGGCATCTCCACGCAGGAGAAGTTGAAAGCGTTGGAGGAGTATATCTGGGATAAGGCGATTCCGGTTGAGGATTCAATGTACAAGAAATGCCTCATCCCGAAGGTCGTTGCGGTGAGGGTTACGAACTACGTAAACGCGTTGAAGAGGGGAGGTCAGTTGAAATGACTGAATATGATGTGACTGAAGCGATGTTGAAGTACGGCGGCTCGTTCGTGCAGCAACTGGCGCGGTTGATCCGCCTCGCGGACGCCGACAATAAGAGGCGACTCGTCGATGCGTTTCCCGAGTACCTCGCAGAATACCGAGTCTTGGCGGCGAGGACGGCGGCGTCCGAAGCTCGTAGCCTGCTGAAGCTCGATCCTGAAGCCCTCCTCGCCTCCCACGACAGGATCGCACGACAGCAGAACGAGGATGGCCAATGAACACCTGGCTCCAAATCCTCGCAGTCACCTTCCAACTCGCGGATGCAGGCAACACCTGCTACTCCGTGAAACACGGGATGCACGAAGCTAACCCCGTCATCGTCAAGCTCTTCGGTGCGAAGCCTTCCTGCACGCAGCTATTCGCGCTCAAGGGGGCGATCCTCGCACCGATGTTCATTCTCCCGAAAGGGAAGTTCAAAACCGCAATCACGATCGGGAATATCGGTTCCGGCGGAATCGGATTCTCAGTCTCACTCTACAACAGGAGCAGGAAATGATCAGGAAAGCCATCTTCGTCATGGAACATCACTCGGGGCACGTTCACTCGAACCGATTCAACTGCTTGACGGTTACGACTGACAATCCGGAAACGGTCAGCGTTCCGGACGGCGTCAAGCTGGAGAAAGCCAACTTCTACATCCCGAAACCCCTCGCGGACGGCGCGAAGAAGATCAAGGTGACGATCGAGGTGGTTGAGTGATCGGAACGCTCACTACGTCGGGGTCTTACGCTCTCGAGAAGGTATTCCGTTTACAGGGGGAACACTTTCTCGGGTGGCGACGAGATCCCGACGACACGGAACTCAAACTTTCCTCCGTGACGTTTTTCACGGACGATAGTTCCTTCCCAGAGGATGCTATTCGTTTTCCTGTCCTCATGTCGCCTCGAGCCCTCGCACAACTAATCGAGGATCACTGTAGTATCGTTCGTTACGGTGCTACTGAGTTCCCTCAACTGTATACCGTGACACTTGATGGAAGTTCCATTAAGGGGATCACTCCTTCTTACAGGGAGATCAAATGAGCGTCCTCGGTCGTAGGGAAGAGATTGCCATCCTCAAGGCGGAGGCCGTAAAACGTCTCCGTAGCGAATTGGAAGCAGCGAAGGAGCAGATCGGTGACCTACTCGATCTTTCCAGCGAACAACTAATCCGGGACATCGGCGGCGTGCAATCCCGAATCACGGAAATCGCTTCTTGGGTTGCGGTCTTCCGGTCGTATGAAGCCGCCGACCGGGCCGAGATCACGAGAGTGAATCCGCCTCTTGACGTTTGATTCCCAGTTGATTTTCGGAATCAATCTGTTATATAATGGTTGTAGAATGAAAGAAGGCACACACAACGCGGAACAAAACTTGCACGTTGCAATCAAGATTCGCGGTGTGTTATACTTCTCTAGTCGTTAACAAAGTAAGTGTTTTCAGGAGACACAGTCATGGACATGTCGAAGTTCGAAACCGAGATCAAGGCGATGAACCCCGATCAGGTTCGCGCGGAGCTCGCCAAGGCGAAGGCCGAAGCCGCCAAGCGGATGGCGCACCAGAAGGAGTACAACGCGAAGCCGGAGAACCAGGCCAAGCGGAAGGAGTACTCCAAGACGTACAACTCCCGCCCGGAAGTGCAGGAGAAGCGTCTCGAGTACCGGAAGGCCTACATGGCCCGCCCGGAGGTCAAGGAGCGCCAGAAGGCGTACCGCACCGGCCGCACCGAGTACATCAAGGCGCTCGAGGCGAAGGCCCAGGAGCTCGGGATCGACCTCTCCACCATCCAACCGTCGGCGTAGTCGACAAGCGAACGGGAGAGCGTACGTTGCTCTCCCTTTCGTTTGCCGTAGGAGTTGCATACAATGCTGATGAAAGAATTCCATAAGGTCCCTCACACAGGGATCGTCGTTTTGTTAAGTGGAGGGTTAGACTCCTCCACCCTCGTCTCTACATGCGTCGAGGCTTTCGGAAGGCAGAACGTCCATCCGATCTCGTTTGACTACGGCCAGAAGCACAAGCGAGAACTGACCGCCGCAATGGCGATTGCCTCGTATTACCAGCTCCGGAATCACAAACTCATCGACATGTCCTTCTTCGCGAAGTTGGCACCGACGTCCTCGCAGACGAATCCGTTGATTGCAGTCCCGGAGGGCCACTACGCCGATGCGAGCATGAAGCTGACAGTCGTTCCCAATCGGAACTCCGTCATGCTCAACCTCGCAGTTGCGTACGCCATCGGACTCGATGTCCAGACTGTCGGCTACGCTGCTCACGCGGGAGACCACGCGATCTACCCCGACTGCCGATCGGAGTTCGTAGAAGCCGAAGCGAAGGTGTTCGAGCTGTGCGATTACAAGCCAGTCCACCTCTTCACACCGTTCATGGGCATGTCCAAGCGTGCGATTGCGATGCTCGCGCGGGGCAACGGTACTCCAATCGAATTCACCTACTCCTGCTACGTCGGCGAATACAACCATTGCGGGAAGTGTGGGACGTGTGTCGAGCGGAAAGAAGCGTTGGAAGGCTTTGATCCGACGAGGTATGAGTGATGGCCCGTCCGACACCGAAATCAGGAATGAAAGTTACTTTTTCTGTCAGCATCAGCCTTGAGGAGGCTATTGCTTTGAAGGCTTTGGCTGACAAAAAGGAAACGTCGCCTCAGGAAATTGTTCGAGACCTCATTTCGAAGGCTACAAAGTGATCTTCATCACCCACGTGGAATTCCTCCAGCTGGAAGACCACGTCTCCACGCGTTCGCTTTGGAGTCCCGGCTCTCATCCCGGGACTTGGGTGCAATCCAAACGTATCGCTGACGGAGACTTTCCTCACTTCTTCCTCGCTACGGAACGCAAATCCGAAGACGTGTTCGAAGTCGCTGGAATGGGCATCGGCGAGACCTGGAGCGATGACGAAATCAAACGGCACCTCATCGACATCCTCCGTTCAGGCACCGACTATGGCACACGTATCAACATCGAACGCTACCTCGAGAAACTCGGCGTCGTTGGATTCCGAGGTCATGCAGGCAATCTCCTTCGAGTTGTATATGGCGAGGTTGAGGTACCGGCTCTCCCGGAAGCGATCGACAGAACGTTCTTCTTCGCGGATCAACCCGGATGGATGCAACTCAAATGGCGCGGCGGAGAAACCATCCAAGTAATCGTTTCCGTCTACGACTTCGAACACGACGGATATCTCATCGGAACCGGTAACATCCGGGGCTGCTACGGAGCTGACGCAGTTGTCCGCAATCACTCCCTTCCCGGCTCACCAATTGACTATCCCTACGGCTTCTTTCCAGACAGGAGAAAACGTGACGCATCAGTTCGTTCAACAGACATGGGAACAAGTCCTGGAGGAGGCAACTCGGCTCTCCCTAGCGTGGGTGGGGGAGATAGTCCTCAACCAGTCACGAATCCAGGTCTACCGGAATTGCCCACGGAAGTTCTACTGGAAGTTCGTGGAGAACCTGGAGCCGGAGAGGATCGCGTTGAACCTGGAAGTGGGATCCGGAACGCATGAGGGTCTTGCTCAGCTCGGCGCTGGCGCGGATATTGACACTGCCGTCGGTGCCGCCCGTGAGCGGTTCCGTAAGAACCTTCCCAAGCGGATGCTCCCGGGAGATAAGGAGCTCTACCTCGAGTCCGAGGACCTCGTCGAGAAACTTCTCCGTCATTACGTTGAGTATTGGACGGATCAAGGCGAGATGTTTCGACCTCTCGGAAATGAGGTCGCCGGAACCGTTGAAGTGGGCACGGGGACGGGGATCTTTCAACGTTTCAAAACCGACAAGTTCGTCAACGCGTTCCACGGTCTGTGGATTGTTGACCACAAAACTGCGGCGAAGATGGACCCGCGTGAGATGATGAAGTATCAGATGGACCTCCAGATGACTTCGTACATCTACGGCGGACGCAAGCTCCTCGGCGTGGAGATCGGTGGCGTAATCGTCGACTTCCTCGTCAAGACGAAGGTTCCGCAGTTCGCGAGGGAAGCATTCGAACGCACACACAAAGAACTCCGCGAGTTCGAGTTCAACTTCACGGGTTGGGCGGAGAAGATTCGTCACGACTACATCGAGATGGCTCACTTCGTCGAGATCCACGACCGTGAGATGTCCACCGGTCCATGGAACGCATTCCCGCGGAACGAGAGCGAGTGCTTCCGCTACGGCACCTGCCCGTTCCGCACACTCTGTCTCGATCCCGGTAATATGGGGCTGCGGATGGAGTTCGTCAAGCGCGAGGAAGACTACGTCGATAACGCGGACCTCCTGAAGGAGAAGTGATGAAGAACCTAGTTTGTGAAGGCGGGTGTAACAACGGCCTAGTCGAGTTATTCGACGAGCACGTTCACTCCGTCAAAGGAGATCGGACAGCCATCGACCCGTCTTGGTTGGATCGGGCACGTCGATTCGTTCACACCCTACATACGTGGGTCTCCGTGAACAGGTGGCGTTGTACTGCTTGCGGAACCGTACGGAAGTTCAACGACTAATGGACGGCTCCACAATCATCACGCCCCTCTACGGCCATCTTCTCGTCTCAAGGGATCCGGATATTGGCACCATCCCGCTTGCCGAGAACAAGTTCGCTCCGGACAAGAAGTTCATCATCATGCCGGATGTCGAGAAGAAACGCACTCAGAGTGGCGTCGTCCACGCACACAACATGACCGGGGATTGGGAAGCCGACGAGGGAGATATCGGCGGGTGCCGCATTCTCTGGTCCAAATACGCAGAACGTGAGTTCACCATCAACAACCACACGTTCTGCATCGTCGATGAGCGAGATGTCCTCGCCATTTTCACAGGAGCGAAAGTCATGGAGAAGTCCGAATTCCTCGAGAAGGTCAACGAATTCCTCAACGAGATTCCCGGTGACGAGCTGACCGCCGAGAACCTCACGCAGATCCAGGACCAGGTCGAGGCGCTCGCCGAGACCGAGCAGGGCGTCGAGGACGGTGAGGAAGACGGCGACGAGCCGGCCGCGGAAGAGAAGAGCGAGTAGTGCCCAAACCCGAAATCGTGGTGCTCGGAACAATTCGAGCACCACGACTCGGCGTTCTGACGGTGGTTCAAAACACCTCCGCAGACGCATGGCAGATTCAGCTACGACAGGAATCGGGGAAGGAAGGTGCGTTGATGTCTATCGCCCTCGATCCAGTCACCGGACGCGTGATCCACACGAAGCATGATGAGTTCGAAAACCAGCAGGCTTCGACGATCATTCTAGGAGGGCCAATTGGCAATTCCTGAACTTCGACGAACGAATCAACTCAGGGAGGCATACGCAACGATCCTTGCAGCGGCCCCTCCCCGGTGGGGTAAGACTCGTCTCATCCGCACCGCAACGAAACCACTCGTCCTCGCGTGCGAGATGGGTTCTAAAAAGGGTCTTGGGACGTTGCAGGATCTTGAAGTTCCTTTCTTCCCGTGCGATACGATGGAAGAGCTTCTCGATGTCGCACGTGAGCTCCGGAGGGACAGAGAGAAGTGCTCCTACAAGGGCGAGTACTTCGATCACGTCTTCCTAGACTCCGCGTCCGTCGCCGGTGAACTCGGCCTGGAAGGTGCGAAGAAGACCTTCGGCTTCGGCGAATTCATGTGGGACTCCGTTAAGGGCTCGGGAAAAGATCCGCGCAAGGCCTATCCCTACATGAACGAGAAAGTCCGCCAACTGATGAAAATCCTCTTCGACATCAAGGCGCACTTCATCGCAATCTCCCGCGAGGCCGTTGTCGAGATCGAAGACGAACAAGGTAACAAAACAATGTGGTCAGTCCCGGAGTTTCCTGGAACGAAACTTCCCAACGAACTCCCTGGTTGGCCTGATGCCGTTCTCCGCGGTGAATTCGTGAATGGCCGTCGCTTGTTCAGGACAAAGTCCCTCGCGAGGAAGGTTGCGGGAATTCGTGTCCCCGACAACGTCCCCGGATCAACGAGCATAGCGACGGCCATTCCTGATTTCATCATCCCGAACACAACCCTCATCTGCCGTTGGATGCAGACGTGGGATCCCGCTCTTCTCAAACAGCTCACTCCTGTGAAAGAAGAAAAACCAAAGGCGGCGCCCGTTGCCTCGCCTGTTGGTCGTTAGTCTCGCTTTGTTTTGGTTTGTAACACTCTGTATCAACCCGTTAGCCGCGGTAGGAATCGCTTTTACCGCATTTCTCGTAACCCGTAAGAAAGGTAGCTAGCTATGTCACTTCCGAAAACGCAGGTCAAGGACGCCAAGGGCGGAGAGCCCGTCCCTGCCGGCACGTATCGCCTCGAGCTCCGCAAGATCACGGCCGTCGACAAGCCGGGGAAAGAGCCCCGCCTCGACGTGCAGCTTGTGATCACCGACGACGGCGAGTACCTCGGTCGTTACGTCTTCGCAATGCTCTTCCTCGCACCCGGCAAGAACTTCATGCTGAAGAAGCTCTGCGACGCTCTCCAGCTCGACCCGGAAGCGGAGATCATCAACGACGCTGGCGAGTTCGTCGGTCAGGAACTCTTCATCGGCACCTCGGTCAACGGCGTCGTTGAAGTCGAGGACGCGCACACCGGTGACGACGGCGTCGAGTACGAGGCCCGCAACAAGGTCAAGCAGTTCATCTCGGTGTTCGGCTAGGGATCTCCTGCTGAGGTCAACTCCTTCCTCAGCCTCCTAGCCTTCGGGTGCCGGAGAGGTTTGGCCGCCTCTCCGGTATTCGTATTTCCTCACGGCCGGTATGAAACATGGCAAAGAAGACAGGTTACACGTCGAAGAGCGGAGCGAAGAGGTCGGAGAAGCTCCCGAACACGAATCGCGTTCCGCTCGGCTTCATCCAGATGATCGCGACGCGTGGTGACGAGGGTGAGGAGAAGTACACTCGCTTCAACTACCGGAAGGGTCTCAGGGATCCGGAGTTCGTCGAAGAGTTCTTCGGGCACGCAATCGCTCACATCCAGAACCTCGCGAACGAGTACCACAACACGGGAACGTTCCCCGAGCAGACCGACGACGATCTCGCAGGAGCAGCCTGGGGACTCATGGCTCTCTGGGAAGCGCGTGAAGCGCAGCGGAAGGCTTCGAAGTGAAATACGAGCTTGCGGTTGAAGCGGGTGGAGAACGTTTCACCCTAACGCTTCAGACGAGGGATCTCGAAGCACACTCGAAGTTGCAGACGGAAACGGAAGCAGTGGAGATGATCATGAAGGATGCTCAGTTCAACCTGATCACCCTGCTCTCCTCCATTCATTCCAACAAGGAGGCTGGAGCATGATTGTTACTCGCTCGATCGAGTTCCCGATGGGGCACCGGCTCCAAGCACACGGAGGCCTCTGTCGGTACGTGCATGGCCATAACTACAAAGTCGCCGTTACCATCGAAGCGGAGCGGCTTGACGTCCAAGGCATGGTCATCGACTTCTCCGATTTGAAGGTGGAGATGGATGCCTTGTTCAAGAAGTATGATCATGCCCTCATTCTTCAAGAGTTCGATCCGCTCTACTCCTTTGCGAGGAACAGTCTCGAATCGAACGCCTTCGGGCTTGGACGGATCATTCCGATGACTGCACCTCCGACCGCAGAGAATCTTGCTCGTCTTTGGTTCCAGCAGCTTGACACGATGATCGGAGACGCAGCAAGGGGCGTTTTCGTCAAGAGCGTTACCGTTCACGAATCCGCTAACACGTCCGCGACGTATTGGTTGGAGCGTTAATGCAACCCTCCTTCCAAGTCGCTGAACGCTTCATCTCCGAACAAGGTGAAGGCATCTACACTGGCACGCTGATGGGATTCATCCGCTTCACTGGATGCTCGGTCAGCAAGAAAGTCTGCCACCACTGCGATACCGACTTCGACCATATGGATCCGTGGAAGGGTGGCGGTCCGCTGCGACAGAGCGACCTCATCGAGTGGGCTGTCAAAGCTGATCTCCGCCACATCGCACTTACCGGCGGAGAGCCTTTCGACCAGCCTAACCTCCAAGAACTTGTCGAAGGTTTCACAACGGCAGACGGGATGGGTCCGTTCCAAGTCCACATCGAAACCTCCGGCACGATCAAGCTCCCTGACTGGGCTTCCGCCGACAACGTTTGGGTCACCATGTCCCCGAAACCCGGTTGGCTTCGTGAGAACATCACTCCTACAAAAGAGATCAAAGTCATCGTAGGCGGACTCGGCAATGGTCCGGGCTGGCCAACAATCGACGATGCCCTCTTCTTCGCGAACGAATGCGGTAAGCCGACGTTCCTCCAGCCGAGGAATAAGAAGTTCGACGTCGACTACGAGAATCTCCGGATCGTTCAGGACCTCATTCGGCAGCATCCTGAACTCCGGCTGTCAATCCAACTCCACAAAATCCTCAAGGTGCGCTGATGTCCATTCAGGTAGACAACGCTCTCGCTGATCTCCTCGTCGAGATCAAGAAACTCGTCATCGTTCTCCGTGAACTCGCAGAAATTGCGAAGAAGGAAGATCAGAAGTGAAAACCAACACCATCCCTTCCGGGCGTGAGCGCCGCACGTTTGAGACCCCGGAAACGCTCAAGGAATGCACCGAGATCACTGCCGAGTACTTCGCCGGCAAGAGTGCGGACATCCCTCTCTACTACCTCTTCGGCGCGATCCAGTTCCTCGCGGTCACCATCAGCCATCTCCGGGAGGAGATCGATGTCCTCAAGAAGAACGCGCACGTCCCTGTCGACATCGATGCGACGGTCAACAAACTCATCTACAAGCGCGAAGCCGAGCTCGCGAAGCAGAAAGCCGCGCCCGTTGCCCCGACGACGTAAGTCTTCCCGCTTCAACACACCCCAAATGGAGCAGGGCATTTCCCTGCTCCTGAAGGGACTAGGTATCGATGCCGCTTCCGAAAACTACCGTGAAACACCTGCGCGGGTCACGAGGTTATTCCAGGAATTACTCTCCCCCAAGCAGTCCAACTGGAAGTCGTTTTCTTCCAGGTACCGCGGAATGGTTCTTCTTCGAAACCATGAAGTCTACGGACTCTGTCCTCACCATCTCCAAGTCGTGCGGATGCGTGTTTACATTGGATACATCCCGCAAGACCGTGCAGTGGGATTATCTAAACTTGCCCGTGCAGTTGAAGAGCATCTCTCAATGCCGGTCTTGCAGGAAGACCTCACCGATAACGTTGCTAACTCCATCGAAGAACGGCTTAAACCTGTGGGTTGTGCCGTCGTCATCGTTGGTAAGCACGGTTGTATGCGACATCGCGGGATCCGATCCAAAGGCGACGTCATCACGTCGTCGCTCAGGGGAGCGCTCTTCAACGTCCCGGCGGCGCGCGAAGAATTCATGATGATGATAGGGGGATTGTGATGCCGAAGACTTACATTGGTGACGGCGTCTACTGTGAGGTGATGAACGGAGAAATCATTCTCACAACGGAAGATGGGGTCCGTAAGACGAATACGATCTTCCTAGAGCCATACATGATCGAATTCATCCTAACCTTCCTTCGCAATCAAGGCGTGATTAAGTGAGCGATGATCCCGCACAGAACGTTCCTCCTCCTGACCCTCCAGCAGAGGATCCGCTCGCAGCTCTCCACGCCGGCAAGCTCTCCTTCTGCCGTTCCTGTCCCCTCTACGACGCCCCCGGACCCGTCTTCGGCCACGGCCCCGCGCAAACCCGACTTATGGCTGTCGGTGAGGCACCGGGGGAAGAAGAAGCCCACCTTGGTCGTCCTTTCATCGGTGGAAGTGGCCGCCTTCTTACAGTTCTACTCGCGAAGGCTGGGATTAGTCGTGAGAGCGTATACCTCACGAACGCCGTTAAGTGCCGTCCTCCAGGGAACCGGAAACCCACGGGAGAAGAAATTACCTGCTGTTCGGTTATTCTCGAACAGGAAGTGAAGGATGTCGATCCGAACTGCATCGTTGCTCTTGGTGATACTCCTCTCAACGCGCTTACGTATCGGACCGGCATCACGAGGTGGCGGGGAATTCCGATCGCCGGGATGGGAGGTAAGAAGGTTATCGGGACCTTTCATCCAGCCTATGTCGCCCGAGCACCTTCGAACTTCGCTTATCCCATTTTTGATCTACAGCGGGCTGATGGGGAATCCGCGTTTCCCGAATTGCGAAGAGTGGAAACTTCGTATATTAGAGACGGCTCTCTCGAAGACCTCGAAACTGCGCACCAAGTGGCGCTTGATGTAGGATTCATCGGATACGACATCGAAACTGCGATGACTCTGCACCCCGAAGACGGAGCTCCCATCTGTTGCGGCTTCGGCTCCGTCCCCGGCAAGATCGGGTGCTACCGCTGGACACCTCACCTCGTCAACAAAATGAAGGAGATTTTCTCCGATGAGAGGATCGAGAAGGTCGGTCAGAACAACGAAGGATTCGATCTTCCCTATGTTGAATGGCACGGTTGCCATCATAAGGGGAAGGTGGCCGATACGCTGCTCATGTTTCACTTGGTCTCTCCTGACATGCAGAAGGACCTCGAAACGATCAACTCCTTCTATTCTGATATTGAACCCTGGAAGCATGAGAAGAAAGGCGACCTCTTCATCTACAACTGCAAGGACGTAGATGCGACGATCCGAGCGTATATCAACCTGAAGAAGGAGATTGCGTCGATTGGGCTGACAGACTTCTACTACAACCACGTCGCACCTGTCCAGCCTGTCATCCGGAAGATGACTGCGAGAGGGATGAAGAAGGACGTTGACAAAGCCATTATGTGGTCGTACGTTCTCACCAAGCGTGCGAACGAGTTAGAGAAAGTTCTCCAAGAAGGCATCGGCGATATGTCCTTCAACGTGAACTCCGCTCCGCAGTTGAAGACGCTCCTCTACGATACAATGGGGCTCAAGACTCAGTACAAGAAGAACAAGAACGGAGGGTTCTCTCCTACTACCGACTCCGAGGCCTTAGAGAAGCTCGCTCTCCTCTACCCCAACAACGAAATCTTCAAAATGGTCATGGAGATTCGTGAATGCCGAAAGATGGAATCCACCTTCGTCTCCGTTGCGACCGACGAGGCAGGGTTCATTCATCCGAGATTCTCCACTGCGAAGGCCGCGACCGGCCGATTCAACTCCTTCGAACCTAACGCGCAGAACATCCCGAAGGAAGTTCGTGAGATCTACATTCCTGACACTCCCGACCACGTTATCTGGTCGTGTGATTGGAGTCAGATCGAAGGCCGCCTCAAAACCATCCTCTCAGGGGATAAAATCGGACTCGACCTTCTCACCTCGGGTGCTGACATGCATCGAGGCACTGCATCGGAGACTCTCGGGAAGAGAATCGAAGACATCGACGATACCGAGCGCGATACCGCGAAGTTCATCGTCTACGGCCTTGACTACGGTCGCGGCGTTGCTTCCCTCTACGCGGAGGCACGTCTCAACCCAATCTACAAGGATTGGTCCGACGCCAAGCTCTACCAATTCTTCGAGATGTTTGTCGGACGCTACTCCAAGAAGTTCGAGACCTACTGGAAATGGCGTGAGCGGAACGTTCGCTTCGTTGAGAAGAACGGCTTCTACGCGAACCCGTTCGGACGTCGTCGTTATTGGTTCTCGCGGCAGATCACCGAAGTCTACAATATGCCTCAGCAAAGCACCGCTGCGGATATGATGTACGACGTGATCGTAGCGATCGACAACGACCTCCCGGCAGGCAGCACTATTCGCCTTACCGTCCACGACGAACTTGTTGGCAACACCCCCAAAGACCTCGCGAAGCTCACGAAAGAATGCGTTGAAGACCACATGAACCGTAAGTGGCCGAACATCGTCGAGGCTTCCGCCAACCCTGATCTCGTACGCCTCTACTACCCGAACGGTTGGCATTGTCCAGCTGACCTCGTCTTCGGGAACAATTGGAAAGAATCCAAGAAGGGTAACAAAGCCCTCATGAAGGAGCTAGTCGGATGAAACTCAGCATGGAAATCCCTACAGCCCATCTCGCAGACCTCTCTCCACTCGTCGACATCGATTTCCTCATCCCGCATAAGCTCGAGGACAAGCGGTATCGCGACTTCTATGCGAATCGCCTAAACGTCGAATGCATCATGGACAACGGTTTCCACGAACTCGGTGAGCCGCTTACGATCGAGAAGCTGATACACTACTGCAATATGATGCAGCCGGACTTCCTGATCTCACCGGACAAGCTCGATGACGTCTCCTGGACTATGGAGATGGCCGAGGTCATGGTGAAGAAGGTCCCTAGCTACAAGCTCGCAGGGAACGTCTTCGGCGAGACTCGCGAAGAACGGATCAAGATGATCTCCCACTACAGAAGCCTCCGCTTCGGTATGGTGTGCTTTCCATATCGCAAACGTCAACCCGAGTGGTTCACTCATTCCCTAAACGAACTCACGAGCATTGTCAACACGTTCGCACGAGTGCACTTCCTCGGTGCGATCAACGAACTCGAGACGAAGTTCCTCGCGAAGACGTTCCCTCATGCCTCCATCGACACCGCGAAGCCGATCAAGTGGGGGCTGCAGAAGCGTCGTCTCGACACAGTCGATCCTTGGTCCGGCGGATGGGTCGAATACGACTCCTTCTCCGAGGCTCGAATCGGAGGACCGGTCTCCGCGCAGAACATCTTCTACAACATCGCGTACCTCCGAAAGCTTCTCGCGTAATGGCAACTCACCTCGAGCTCTCGGCTTCCATCGGAAAGCTGATGGAGGTCCTGGAGACTGTCAACGAGGTATCGGACGAGTTCAAGGAAAAGGCTATCGCTTGGGTGAAGGATATCCCTCCGACGTACAGGCCGGAGGAACTCTACCAAGCGCTCTCGCGGGTGTTCGGGGTCACGGTCGAAGACATCAAACGAATGGTCGACCCTGCTCACAAGAGGCCATCGGACTTTGACGACCTCGTTCCCCGTTCAGGGTGGTTGACAGACTATATCCACTACACAATCAACACCGAACCCCCGACGGTGTTTCACTTCTTCGCGGCGTTGATAGCGGTCAGCACTGCGTTGAGTCGGAACCTCTTCTTCGACATGGGAGCTTACAAGCTCTATCCAAACCTCGCAGTTGCCATCATCGCCCCAAGCGGACGTTGTAAGAAGACTTCCGCTTGCCAAGTCGCAGTCAACATGATCAGTGCCATCGGAGGTAACGTCCTTGCCGACAAGCTCACGCCTGAAGTCCTCGTCGAAGCTCTCAAGGATAAGAACCCTGCAACCGGACTCGTTTACGCCCCCGAACTCGCAGCCTTCCTCGGTAAGCAAAAGTACCAAGAAGGAATGGTGCCGCTACTTACAAGGCTCATGGATTGCCCAGATAAGTGGAAATCCTCCACCATCATGCGCGGTGATGCGGAGCTTCAAAACGTGGCCCTTACGTTTCTTGGGGCTTCCACGCTCGACTGGGTACAAACTGAAATCCCTAAGTCCGCATTCGGTGGAGGTTTCATTTCTCGTATCTTGTTCGTCGTGCAGGAGGACACACCCCGTTCATTTCCGCTGCCACCTGAAATGAACAAGGAGTTCAGGATGAAGCTGCTCGAACGGCTTCGTCTCATGACTCAAGTCCGTGGGCAAGTCAAAATGTCCGACGAGTGCCGGACTTGGTACATCGACTGGTACAGGAGGAACCAGCGGAAGTCCTACGACAATAAACAGTTCGCGGGGTACTACGAACGTAAACCAGACCACTCACTCCGTCTCGCAATGCTCCTGAACGTTGCGGAGGAGAAAGGCAAAGGCGAGCATCTCCTCCTCGGCAAAGAACACGTCCAACACGCGATCAAAGTTCTCGACTGGATCGAAGCATGGCTTCCAGGCACTTTCGACTCGCTCCAGGAATCTACTTCCGGTGCTCAACTCATGGGGATTATCCGCCAACTGAAATCCAAGAACGGGAATCTCCAACACAGCGCGTTGCTCCGTCTGAATTCCCGGAAGATGAACGCGTTCCAGTTCAAACAAACAATCGACACTGGCGTACAAGCTGGGTGGATAATGAAGGATAACAAGACGGGTCATTATGTGTTGACCCCGGAAGGCTGGAAAGCATGATCAACTGGGAGAAACTAGCAAGGGAGAGGGGTTACGTTACAATCTCGGCGCAGCCACCTGATAACGAGCCCGTCGAGACTGGCGATCCTGCAGCGATGCTCGTCGCCCTCTACAAAGAACACAACTCCATCGACGGCATCGCTGAAGCACTCACTCTCTCGCGCCACACCGTCCGCGTCGCATTCGAACGGTTCGACGTCCCCGTCAAAACACAAGGAGGTCCGCAGCGACGAAAGTTCACCGTCACCGAAGACATCCTGACCGAATGTGAGGAGAGAGGAATCGCAGCCGTGGCGAAAGACCGCGAGCTCGACTACACCACCGTCTACAAGGCTACTCGTGAGCCTCTGCGAAAGCGCAAACTGCTTCGTGCAGAATCCGAGCTATCCTCATCTGAACTCCTGGACGAGAAAGGAACTCAGAATCATGAGTAGAGTCGATGAAGCCGACTTCAACAAGGATGGCGGGACAAGAGGTGTGCTTGAGTACGTAAAGCTTGTCGGACTGTCTGACCCCGCGCCAGGGGTAATGGGTGAAAGCTTCGCGGAAACCCTTATGAATGCACTCCGCGATGGCGATCGACTTTTTGTTCTCTGGAAACACCCAAACTTCCGCGCCGGTAGCCTCGGGCTTCCCTGGCGAATCGTCGTCGGGATCCGCGTTCAGATGGACGGAAACGAACAGCTCGCTGTCATGAGCCTCCGAGATGCGGACTCGCTCGGGGAGCAACACATCCGTATCGACCTCTCGCGTGAGAGCGATGTTGAATACGTGGCGAACGTCGGCTTTCATCAGTTCCTGGAGCTTAAGTACGATCGAAAGCGCGATCTCTTTCTCCCGGTAGGACTTATAGACAGCCCCGGGATCTTTCCCGCCGTGTCCAGCGTCAAGTGTGATGTTCATTAGGGTCTCACATCCGGAAGGCCGAAGAGCATCTTCAGTGATTCACCGTAATCACCTTGACCGAATGCTTCGGCAGATTTGAGGGCGTGCGATGATGCAACAGTCGGAAATGGTAAGAACTGCTTCCATGCTGAAGTCCTTAGCCGTGCAGCTTGAATACGGGATACCGCATCCTCGTCTCCTGATGCTGCGGCCGACAACGCTGAACCGGCTTGCATCCCGACTTGAGCGAGTGGCCCGCCTGTGTAGACAAGAGGCGCGAAGAAACTCCACCGCCCGAAGTCAACTCCAAACACTTCAGACATCCCGTAGAAGAAAGCCGCGTTCACCCCGGCCCACCTCGCTGCAAACTGGACACGAGACTTCGTAGACCCCCGACGAAGCATATGATTACCGAACCATTCCGTATACCAAGCTGGCCAGGTGCCATACTGACCAAACAAGCGGCCAGCCGTGCTCTGCATGACGTAGGGAACGTTCCCTCGCGAGTACAAAAACTGCGACGCCTTTGCGAAGTCGAGTGCGAGAAGGTGCGACGCAAGCTCATTGTTCCCACTACCCAACGCCTGCTTCACCTGGACGATGAGCTCCCCAGCGTCAACGTCTCGGAACTCCGCTTTACTCTCGACAAGATACTCAGCCCACGATATTTTACGATCAAGGAACTGCTTACCAGCCCGCTCTGCCGCGTTGAACTGGGAATAATACGCCACGACGCGGTTGAAGTCATCTGCCGACTGGTAGAACTGCACCCCCTTATTCATGAAGTCTACGACTTTGCCTGCGCCTTCCGCATAGCCTGCAAGGCGGGGGGATTCGAGGAGTGCTTGCTGGATATTGGACAACGGCTCGAGCATCGCGTTGGTGTTGACGATGTCGCGCTTCTCCATTGCTGCACGTATGTTGGGATCTTTCCTCCACCGGAGACCCATACGGATTCCGAAAGCAGTATCCGTCCCACCCATTACGGGAAACACCGTCTGGAGAGTCTGTAGGTAGTTCCTCGCAGTCATCCCCATGTTAAACGCCATGTTCGCGAAGTAATTCGCACCCGTCAACGTACCAACAACGTCAACAGCCTCATCATGTGCTAACTCCACTCCGAGAACGCGTTTCGTGATATTTCGAATGCCCATTGCCATGCCGTAACCCAGACGGTCCTGGGCATGCACAGCCTCCGCACGGTGCCGGTTGAAGAAGTCAATCATCACCTTAACGCCGTGGTCCGACTCTACGCCAGCGAGTTGCGTAAGGCTCTTATCGATGTCTGTCCATTCCTGTGCGAGGTACTTTTCGTGAGCCAGTGCTCGCCCGTACCTCTTCATAGTTACGGCGAAGTCGTACTCACGTTCATCGAGCCCGAGGTTCTCCCCGAACGACCGAGATTTCCGGGTTATGGGATTTGGCGGTCGCGTGCTGTCATAGGGACGGAGCTCGACGGAGTCCATGTTCATCCGCCTGAAGTGCGGGAGTTCCTTCAACTCCTTCTCCGGATCCATGTCAAGGTCTGTAATGAACTTCCGAAGGACAGAGTCAAGCAACCCCTCAGCCTTCTTCACCGTATCGGGAGCCTGCCCTTGGACTCGCTGATATGCCGCGTTGTCCAAGTATCGAAGCTCGAACAGCTTCCCGACCTGAATGCGTTCATCCCGTGGCAGGAGGCGCGCCATTGCGTGGACTTGATTAAAGAGCGGATGCGTGGCCCGAATCACTTGCGTCCGTCCGTGGTCGATGGATTGCCACCAACGATAGAATGGGATGCCCGTCGCTTGCTGGTACTCCTTGAACAACTCCATCGGGACACGGAAGAAGTCCGTCATACGGAAGGTCCGGGATGAAGAAAGATACTCCTCCTCTGCCGCGCCTGTCAACTCCACTACTGGAGGACGGAGATCACCTCCACCAGCACCTATCGGAGCTAGCGAGTCGAATGGCGTCCGAGGACCGGACCCTCCTTCATCTGGCGCTGACGCAAGGACGTCTCGTATCCCTCTTGGGGCTCCAACGGGCCCGCCGATACCTGCTTTGGCGAGACGCTTTTCAAGAGCAGGGTCGTAGATGGGGTTGGGCGGGTTCTCACTCAACGCCGCAATTATCTCTTTCCGATTGGTCTCGGTATACGTTCGGAATGGACCGTGGGAGTCATACTGGAGACTACCACGTCGGAATAACTCGGGTTGATTCCACTGACGTAGCTGCGCATACAGAAGTGCGTCACTGGGGTTACGGTTTCCGAAAAGAAAGTGCAACCCCGTCCCATGTCCGAACTGATTCAGCTGACTCATCACAGCTTCCTCGCCCTGACTCGGGTCAATCCCCATCTTCCGGAGAGTCTCCTGATGAGCGTTGATCCTCGCCCGCACCGCCCCTTTCTCGTAAACAACGAACTGCTTGAGGTCATGGGCTTTATCGGAGAAGACCCCATCTATCGGCATCGCGTTAAAGGAACCCCCTACGTTTGCCTTCTTCGCGAGCGCCTGGACCGTTCCGTTCAACATCCGACCGTGTTTACTCTGGACAATGGTGGCAGCAGAACCTCCGCCTACTACTTCCGTAATGGAACTTTCCTGAAGCGACGTCTCTCGGAACCTCACCCCGTCTACCACAGCATCTGTCGAACGTTCAGGACCGTCTACTGCCCATGCCTGCAGGAGCTTCTTTTCGATGACGGGACCATACTTCTTGCCGCGTGGTACACGGAGGAGGAATTCCAGAGCCTCCTGCCCCGTGGGGAAGCGGTACTGGCCGCCTTGACCACCGACGATATAGCCTTCAGCATCCGGGGCAATTCGGAACCCACGCTCCCTAGCTGCTTGCGTTAGGGAGTCATAGCTCGCATCCCCGAACTTCAGCTTGGAGAGTTCGTCGAGCGTCCATTCGAACGAGCCGTCGACGGCGTCAAATTGCGCGCCGGAGACCGTTATACGAACGGGAGTAGTCGGATCGGCGCCTTGAGTAAGAAGTACCTGAGCAGCGCGCCGAGCCGTGACCATCTCGAGACTCTTCTCCGCTCCATCCTTCGTAAGTGCGAACGAAGCTGGTCGAATGCTTTCTTCTCCGAACTCCGTAGCTCTCTGTTCCAGGACTCGAGGGATGGAGTCTTCACTGTACTCTCCTGCGTGACCAGGCTTGGCAGCCTTGCGGGGAACGTATCCCGCAGGCATATGCCGTCTGGTAACCGACGTATCAGGCTTCCCAGCGAAGACTTCCCAGAAATCCGCCTCGCTTCTCGGCTTGGTCTTCCACTGTTGACGGTCCGGATCGAAAAATCGTACAGGCGTAGCCGACTGTCGAATGACGTTTCGCTCTCCCGGATCCGTCGGGTGCTGATTCCCCTTGACTCGAGGTAGGTTAGGATTGTAGTCACCTCTACCGCGCTGCAACCCTTGAATCGTATCCCGTGGGCCCACATCTTCGACAGCCCCTCCAATCTTCGGATAACGAATTCCCGACCTCCACTCTCCTGTCATCGAGTCGAAGTTCGCCGTGTTCGGGATGGAGAGCGTGATCCCTTGGCCATGCATGAAGACTCGCGGCATGTGCCCAACGAGATAGTCTTCTTCGTCAATAGCAGTCGCCTCAGGGCTTCTCCAATACTCCGAAGGGCGGTCAAAGTCTTCGGTGATAACTTTTCTACTCTGCAGATCGACAATGCCGTGACGCGTTTCGCCATTGGAGTGAGGCCTCAGCCCGAGAGGGCGTGCAACGTAACCTGGAGACTGGATCTCAGCGAGCGGGAAGAGCTTATCAAGCGATTGCGTTGAAACAACTCCTCGATCATCGCGGACCTTCACAGTCCACTTATTCGCTTCGAACCCCGGCATTCCTGCAGGGATCGGCAACGCTTCCCTCTCACTCACTTGCTTGGCCAGGAGCTGATCCTCTTCAGCCAAGACGTCAGCGGTGGAAGCAATACGAGCGTGATCCTCGTTACGTAGATCGTTCCAAGTGCTACGTACTCTTCGAGCCTGATCACGAACGCCTTGCCTTATCTGTCGAGACTTACCTCGACTGGTTTTCACCTGTCGCATAAGGTCGACGAGCTGATTCGAACCCTCTCTCCTCTGATACCCCGCGACGCCCCAGTCGTTGGTTCGAGCTCCTCTCGCCTGAGCTTCGATCCCTTCCTCGTCGATGCTCTCTATCGGAGGCTGAACACCTTTCGGGTCCGGTCGGACGCGCTTCAAATTACGCGTCTCCATCTCGTTCGTTACACGTGCTCGCACTGCCGCGTAGCCGTTGACGGACTTATCCGCTTCGACGAGCATCTTATCCAACGCTAGGAGACCGCCATCACTCTGTTGCTCGATTTGGTCGAGGTTCTTCTGATAGTGGACAACGCGGCGATTGATCTCCTTCACTCCGGCAGTCGCGATATCTTCCTCATGCGACGTTCGTGCCAGAGCGACAGCAGAACTGATTTCGTCTCCAGGAGCACTCCGCAGCACCGCTCGAGCTTCCGGATAGGAGTCGAAATCATCCCAAGGCTGTTCACTTCCCAGGACTTCGACATTCTTCCCCGAGACCGCATCGCGATAACGCTTTCCCGCGACAGGCCTCTCAGCCCGTGCGGCGAGCGTTCCTTCCGGAGCTGACTTCAGCGGGAGATCTCCATCGGCCCCACGAAAGATGTTATTGAACCTCGTCCAAGCACCGATCCCACCGACCCGTGCTTCGTCGAGCTTCACCTCGAAACCGCGACGCCTGAACTCAAGAGCAGTGTCCCGGAGTTGCCGAGTCTCCACCGCGAACTTCGTCTGCGAGACCTGTCCCGGTTGAGCAGGCCGATCTGCAGGATTGGATTTCACATGAAACGGGAGATACTGCGTTTCACCGTTCACCGGATTCTTCAGCTCGAGACGGCCGTGCACACCGAAGTTCGCATCCTGCGTGAAGAAGAGGGGATCGATCTCGAGCTTCGTTGCGAGCACGTCTGCATACCAGTCACCGGCGGCCCGGTCAGCGTTCAGCTTGAGGATCGTATTGGCAGCAGTATCGTTCTTCGCAAGCTCCCGACTCAGAGCTTGGGCAATTGCGATATCCGATCCAACATTCCCCGACCGAAGCCGATCAATATGCGTCGCGACTGTCTCCGCAGAAAACCCGGTCTCCGCAGCAATCTTCCCTACCGCTTCATCCGCGACCTTCTGCCCGATCTCCTCCCGCCATGCCTTCCGCATGAGGGGGATGCCGATAATCTCGAACGCGCCACCGATCGCAGCGTCTCTCGCCATCCGAGCGAAGCGAGACTCGCCGTTATCGAGATGAGCGAACGCAGAGATCGAGGCCGCCGAAGCCCCTGCCGCAACGGTCGAGCGTGCAACCTTTCCCGTCATCGTCGCCGCAGTTGCTACTCCCGTCGCTCCTCTGAACGCTCCGTAAGTGGCGACATTGATAGGCAGCCCACCAATAAGCTCACCAACGATTTCGGGCGCCAGGACGACCTTATCACGGACGTGGCCATCGATACTTCCTCGGGAGTCAAGCTCCTGAAGAAGGTCGCGACGAGCGCGATCTCCTGCTCGTTGCATGAGCTTCCAGTCGTTGGAGAAGAAGCTCGAGACCGGGTAGAAGAACCCCCGTGAGATCCCGTTCTGCATCGCTGCGACGGAGCTCCTCCAGAGCCTTCCGGTTTCCGGAGTCGTGACCGAAGCCGATGAAGGAATCTCCTTTGTCTGTTTCGAGTGGCCACCTTTGATCACCTCGGCGTTGAAGATATTCCCATCATCATCGGTTAACGCGGCGAGGTGACGGCCGTACTTATCCTGTGTATCCCCCGCTTGTAGCGAGACGGTGACGTTCTTCCCGGTTCCCAGCTTCTTCAGGAAGGCTGACGCCTCTGGTCCGCCAGACTGGACCTTCTTAGTAGGATGAACTGTTTCAGGGGTGTCCAACCCAGCAAGCCTGACTCTTCCGAATCCTTCCAGGTCGAGTGTGTCACCGTCTATGACGTTCGTCACCCGGAAGCGCTTCCCAGGTTTGTCGAACTTCTTTTCGAGGGCAGCGTCGATCTCGTCCAGGATCGTAATCGGACGTCCTGCCGGTTGTTGGGACAGTGGCTTATTCACACCTGACTGTCCCAACGATGCGTTGATATCGTCGAAGATACTCACTTGCGAATCCCTTCAAGGATCTTCTTGATTTCGAGGAGCCTCTCGTCGATGGCCGTGATCACTTCCGGGTTGGTCGCTCTCTCCTTCGTTTGGATAAGCTTCCTCGCCCCGTCCTCGAGGTGACGATGCATGAGGATGCGCACGCCGGGGGTGGTCAGCAACTTCTCATTCAACCACTTCCCGATCTGCGTACCATCCCAGTCCTTCTGCATTCCGAGTAACTCCATCGCTTGTTCCTGAGTGACGTTCCCACCCAGGTTTTGCATAAGCGGACCGGCTGCGTTAACAGGGTTACCTGGCGAAGCCCACACCTCACCGAGGAAACCCATAACGGAGGGACCGACGGCATCTGCGAAGACGCGCCCTCCGAGCGAGGTATCGTCGCTGATCTTGTCTCCAACGGCCTGCCCAGCGAGACTACCTGTACCGAACATCGTCTTCACCCCGGACATGATCGCGTCTCTCCACACAGGCTGCTTCGCGGCCATAGGGTCGAGGCCCATATCCTTCGCGACGATTTCGACAATCTTATCCGAGAGGAGTTCGATCTGATTCCCGAGTTGCTTCTTATTCCCGACGCCTGCTTTCCTCTCGTCGAGCAGCGTCTGAATCGTCTCTCGCCATCCCTTAATGCTCTCCCGAACGTTCTGACTCCTCTTCATCAAAACATCCGTGAACAAGGCTTCCGCCTCATTCCCCATCTTCGTCTGGGCCATCTCGATGAAGCCCTTGTACTGCGTCTCAGCACCCTCCGACAACTTCGTGCCGTACATAACGTGCCCGGCAAGCTGTCCCGCGGTGTCCGAGTTCAGCGTATACCCGCTCTGCTGCATGAGCGAGTTCACAATCTGCATCTTGAAGTGGGCTTCCGACTGAATCCTCCCCTTCACGCCTTCTTGGTAGGTTGCCCAGCCCAGCTGCAGTTGCTGGGCTGCTGTGGTCTTCATCTTCTGATCCAACCCGTTGAGGAGATCGTACTTCCCCTCATACTGAGCCTGGACAACTGCCGCCGCATACTTCTTCGCAGCGCCGGCATCCCCGAAGAGCTGCATCCCTTCCTGCGTCGCACGGACCATCGCGGCGTTCCTCGCTTGCGGTCCGATGTCAAACTTCTGCTGCATGACCCTCTCGGTCATGTCAGGATACTGCTTGGACAAATCCTCCAGGATAAACTGGTCGACGGGTTTGTCCCAGCCGAGGGAACGTTCAAACGGACTATCCGACTTCCGCAATGCATCCCGAAGTTCGGTATCCGACTTCCTCGTCTCGAAGTCAAACGCTCCGATCTTCAGGTTCTGTCTCATCGCCTCCAGCTGGACCTTCCCGGTCTCAACAGCCTGGTCGGCGAGGTCAACGGCCGTAGCGATAGTCGCCTTGTCCCGTTCCTTCTGAGCGAGTTCCTCCGACGTCCATTTGCGGATCGCGTCAGGACGAAGCCGGAACTTCGGCTCCTTCTTCCCGCCTCCATCCTGCGGCCGCTCAGCCTGAGGGATTTCCTCCATCAAGCCGAGGTACGTCAATACGTCCGGAGTCTGCGACTTCGTGAACAACGTCTGCGCGTCAGGCGTGAGCGAGTTATACTTCATCCTCGCATCGAGCTTCGCGTGAACGAGATTAGCGTCGTTCGACTTCTTCTGCTGCGAGAGCTGCATCCCAGCCTGCAACGTCCCCATGAACGACTGGACGAAGGAGGCGACCTTATCTCCTGCCCCATCTTCGTAATACTGCCGTCCTTGTTTATCCGTCTTAAGCCTGGGCATGAGCCAACTCCTTCATGCTCTGCATCAACACACCCATCACGTCGATGAGGTGAATCGTTCTTCCATCACCCACACCGAACTTCTCCTGGAAGTCCTGTGCCATCGGTCCGATATGGCGCACCGGATCTCCCTTATACCGCCACGTGGAGATAGGCAAGTCCTTCACCATCTCCAGGACGTTACCTTCGACGGGCTCGATAGCCTCCTTCGCGTTTCGATCGGACAGCATCGGAGCCCAGTAGGGCATACTCGCCATGAGGCCTCCGCCTATCGCACCGATCGCCGAGGGCCACCCACTCGACCCCTGCTGATATGGTTGTTGTACAGGCGGGAAGTTCGTTGCGTAGCCCATCGCATTCTGGAGCATCGGCGGGCCTTGTGCCTGACGAAGAACCTCGTTATACCACCGCGAGAGGTTTGCCTCCTGCATCCTCGAGGACTCCTGCGCGTAAGCACCGAGGCCAGGAGTAAGCGAAGCCGCGGCACTCGCGAGGCCTGCTCCTCCTTGCATGTATTGACCAGCGCCGCCCATTAGATTGCCGAGATGCTGTCCCTGCAGACCTGCGTTGCCAAGCTGGAGATTCCCGTACGTTCCCATTGCGGAGTTCGCGAGCCCGCCTGCATTCGCAGTAGCGCTCATACTCCGATCAGCACCCTGACCCCACAAACTCATCAGGGACGAGAGCGAATCCTGAATCCCAGAACCCGCCTGTATCGCTTGGCCGCTGGATCCGAGGTTAAGCTGCCCAACCGAGGATAGGAGTTGCGAGAGAGCACTCTGCTCCGTACCGCCCGCAGAAAGCCTACGATTCTGCGCCTGCGTATCCAACCCCGCCGCCAGTTCTGACTGTTGTTTGATGATGTCTGCAATACCGCGACTGGCACCACGACCAAGGGCATCTGAAATATCAGAACCAGCACCCAGACCCATCGCTCCGTATTGCTCACGGATCTGGGCAAGGGTATCTTCCAACGTCTGCATGCCCGACGTCTTAATCGCATCCAGCTGCGGATTGATGTCATTGCGACCACCTGTGAGAGCGAGCTGACGGAGGGTATCCATCCCCATCCCGCCCTGAGCCCCAGCGAGGAGAGGATTGTTAACCGCGGACGGGTTCATGGACGCAGCATTCAACGCCTGCATTCCTTGTCCACCCATCATCTGATTAGCGTAGCCTTGATTCCAACCACCTCCCTGCGCTAGGCCCATCAACTGCGACATCGCGTTCTGCGATCCGTTGACATACGGCGACAGCATGGAGTAGTCAGCCTGAGGAGCTTGAGCCCTCATCAACTGATCCATATACCCAAGGCCTCGATTCGTCGCACCCTGCGAGGCGTTGAGGGAGTTGTACATCGTGTTGTTGAAGGTGCCCCACGATGGATCCATCGACAACGTGAGGTCTTCACGTCCGAAGATAGGATCGTAGCGACCCCCCGGATTCTTCAACGCGTCGAGCATATACCCTTGCAGGTATTGCCGGAGAGGTCCTAGGTCAGGAGGGATGTTCCCAGATTGGTAATTCGGCGAAGTATTACGTACTCCTCCGTTAGTATAACCTCCGCCGTCTGGAGGAACATACCCTGGAGGAATAGGCCTACCATCTTCCGAGTACTCTTGATCCTGATCTCTTGGAACTGCCACACCTGACGAACTCGCTTGTCTCGCAGACACCCCATTCAACGCGGTCCCCTGAAACATGTTCGCCCAGCCTGCGGGCATGTTCGCGGCGACGGAAGGCTGTTGATCGCCTTGTAACTTCTGCCGTGCTATCCGCATGTCATGCACGGGTTGCATCCGTGCAGCCATCGGATTCGCCGACATCATTCCTACACCAAAGAAGTCTTCGGTCTTGGGAGCAGCGAACATTCTAATTCCTCACGGAGCATGCCGAGGACCCAGAGATCGGTCGGCGGTTGAGAAGGCCACATTCTCCGTAACGTGCCTTCCATGACGAACCCGATGTCTCGATAGAACGACTTCAACGGGACATTACTCACCGGGACGGAAACGCTGATCTTCATCAGCTCGAACTTCTCAAACGCCTCCGCCATGATCATCTTCACGACTTCCTTACGATTCCGGTGAAGCTTCTGATCCCAGAATACTACGTCGAGGTAACCGTAATATCCCGGAATAATCCCTGAGAGGTAGACTAGGCCAACCTCCCCCGTCTGCACGAACCACGCGTTCTTCGCGATGAGCGTCGCTGCGAAGGCCTCCACCGATGTTCTCGGCAGCTTCAACTTCGCATACTGCTCCACCAACTGCATCGCGTGTTCCGGCGTCTCAAGCACCAACGGCTTGAGGTCATCCGGCCGTAGCTGTGTCACGCCGTCACGGGTGGAGCTAAGACGAATATCTTTAACGATTGTGCGTTCGTGCTGACCGTGATGTAGATTGTTGACGTTGTCCATGCTGTTGCACCTTTGTTAACGACGCCCGTTACCGGTGGGATCATCAGAATAAACCCTACCGGTACCACTCCTAACGTATGACTAACCGCTGTCTCCGTTCCTCCAACTGCGTGGGAGGTGAACTCAATCCACTGGCCCGATATATTGTCGGTGTCGGTGCCATTTCCAAACGTGATCTGGCCGTTGAGCCACTGAGCCCAGGTGTCCAATAACTTGCCAACGTCGGCCGTGACACGGGTCGCCCATTGCTGCCATGATGGAAACTTCTCAGGAGAAAACGGATTGAACGATACATTAAACTTCACGTCTGGATCGGCTCCCGCAACTCCAACACGGGATTGAACTCGATGATCTGAAAAGACTCATCGGAAGTATTATTCACGAACTTGAAACGAACACGATCCCCTGTCACCTGGTAGTCGTCAAAGATGGCATCGATATTGCCTCCTGGAGTACCAGTCGTATTCAGCGAGAGCGAGTACGGCCCAACCCATGAGCCTCCACCGTTAGTGGAGAAGTAAAGCTGCACAGTGCAGTTAGCACCGGTATCCTTATATTTTATCCCGAGAGACTTCAGCGTAATCCTACTCGGAGGAACTTCCGTCGTTATATCATCGGACTCCAAGTCACGCGAAGTCCAATAACAGTTAATCGCAGCTCCATTATCCCCAGAGTACTGCTGTCCCCAACGATAAACCTTCCCATCCGTATGCCCGGTAATCAGCATCGGGTACGCGGACGCTAGGAGTCTTGAATCATACTCCCAATTCTGAGCGTCGATCGTCCCGACAAGATCGTCGATAGTCGTAGTGTCATCATTCCTACAAAGCGTGGCGCAAGTCGGGCCAGAAATGGACCATGGATACCAGATGTCCCTTCCGTAGTTATACACCCACACTGCATTCGGGGTTGTCGCACCTCCCTGACATGCGAAAAGAAGATACTCCTTCGTGTCGCTCATCACCTCAGAGAAATTCGCCCGGATCGCTGACGGCGTCACCTGATTGAAAATGTAATCCCGGATGGGCAACGCGACACCCCTCTCCTGAACGCCATTCCAATTATAGATATCATCATTCCCCATGAAGATATGGCCGGTGCTACCCGGCAACGGCTTCAAGGTTCTTTCGGCATAAAGCCCAACACCCTCCGTCTTGACCCGAAGTGTATACGGAGCAAGGACCTGCCCTGTTCTCTCGGCCATGTGAATCGACCGCTCCGTATACGCGATCATCCCTTCCCCAAGCTTCCTGATCCCCCGTAGTTGATACGGGTACTCAGTCTGATCGGAGAACCCCGATCCCGCCCCCGTCCAATCGGTGTGGTCACTAGCGACTGGTCTACGGATGCGGAAGGGCTTAGTAACACCAGTCTCAACGGTGTACGCGGCGAATAATCGGTCTGCGAAACGAGTGAGATATCGGGTGATAGGGGCATTGGCATTCAGGACTGCGTAAGTCGTTGCCACCGTAGAGATATCATGCCGTAGAATCTTATCCACGCCTTGACAGAAGACGATGGAGTTCTGAGAGGTCTCGAACGTAAACCACTGCGTATCTCCCCCAGCCATCGCAGGACCAGTCAGCGCAGCCCAGAGGTTCAACGCGAAGTCGTACTTCGACACTCCCGCAGCCGTACACGCGATCAGATGAGTGTTATACTCATCATCCTGCGTGGCGTAGATTCCCATGATTTGCCCGCCGAGAGAAGACATCCCTGTCGGGAAGACGGAGTACCCTGGTCGCTTACAGAGTCTTCCCTCGTAAACGAAACAGTTCAGCATATCCGGAGAAGAGTTAGGTGGAAACTCTCCCTCCTCCGTATAACGCCACATACCTCCGGTAGGTTGTATCGGCACAGCTCTTGTCTGCGGATACATCACCTGACGACTGCGGCGTTTGGTGTCCATTATGGCTGAGCGATGACAGTTTTGAGGATGGCGTAGAGCACCGCGAGAATGATTGGTCCACCGATAAAGACAATCACAGAACGGATCTCTTTAATCCGTTCCGTGATATACTCCATCTGCACTCCCGTAGCCATCTCCCGCTTGATCTCCGCTACGTCGTCTTTCATATACCTATACTCCAGCTCGACGAGATTCAGGCGGTTCGAGAGCGTCCCAATATCTCCAGAGATATCGTGCAGACGCTTTCGAATCGCGCTGATCCCTTCCGAGTTAGAATCTTCCACCATCATCCACTCCTCAGGGGGGAAGTACTTACGCCACTTCTTCCGTTGACGCCCCGTCAAGGGCATCGTACAGGTCGGCAACGTCGTCGCATCCCGACGTTAACCATTCGACGCAGTCGACGTATGTCGTCAGCATCTTGTACTCGTCCGCGGTGAGAACGAGCTTCGCGGATTCGCCCTTGAGCTTCCTCGGCGGCTCCTTCGGATCCTTCTCTCGCGCTTCCTTGTTGTCGTCGCTGATCTCGTGCAGCTTCGCCTTGATCCGACGCTCAGTCCGGGCCACCGAACCGGGCGAACCAAGATCCTTCTTCTTGTTTCCTGCCGCGTTGCCGCCACCGATGAACGCCGCGTACAGGTTGTTGAAAACGTCCACCTTCGGAATTGTGATGACTTTCGTGACCATGTTTTTGATACTCCTGAACTGCGTGACTGAGCTCATAGCACTACCCCGTGAAGTTCATTTCGACCGCGCCTGGTCCACCTACGCTTCCTGTCCCACCGTTAGGTCCAGGAGAGTTACTACTCCAACCGCCTCCGCCGCCCCAACCTGCTGCGATGCCAGCACACGAGACGCTAGCACCATCACCGCCCTGGTCACCTTGACCGGGAGTCGCTCCGTGGTCAGCGGTGCCGTTAGTCATGCCGCCACCATTACCCCCGCCACCGAGTTCGATAGAGCCAGCGGCACCGCCTCCGCCACCTCCACCGGTACCTCCGTTTGTAGTACCCGGCTGGCCTCCAGGCGCAATAGATTCTCCTACACCCCCTATACCGCCATCTCCGCCAGCCCTGCCCGTACCTGTCCCGACTGCACCACCGGACGAACCAGAAGCGCCGTTCATCTCGATGATTTTTGCGCCTCCTTGAATTCCGATAAAGGCAGAAAGGGCTGACCCAGGAGCAGGAACGCGTATCTCGTAAGTAACGTTCGGAATGAAGGTATACGAGGCAGTGCCGTCTGCACCACCACCACCGCCGACTGCTCCATCAGGAGAAACGAAGTTCACGTGTGACCCGTTTTGACCCTGATATCCTGCACCGACTGCTTCAAGATCAAATGCGCACGTCCGGTTCACCGTGAACGTATACGTCCCGACCGTCGCGAAAGGCACGTTCGGACTCGACAACAACGCTTGCGAGCCAGACGTCGTACCCGTCCACGTGATAATCGGAGCAGGCAAGCCTGTAGGTTTCATCCCCAGCATTACGGGGTCCAGTTCTGTCCGACAGTCGACCCGAACCAGGTCGTCCCGCCGTTAACCGTGTGGAAGTAGAAGACGTCCAACCTACCACTTGTCGTCGTACGAGTAGGAGCAGTACCTCCCGCCCACTTCACCGTATTCGCGAACCAGTCCCAAGTCTGCGCTGAACCATTCGCCAACACACGAAGCACAAATGACGCGAACTTCCCACTCGCAGGGATGTTCGAAATCGTCATCGTCGTGATAGTATTGTCCAACGTAAACGTGAACGACGACCCTAGAGCCATGTTCACGGTAAGCGTCGCACCTGAGATCGAGATGGCAGTGTCTTCTTCGTCGTATCCTACGAAAGACTGAGTCGACGTCCAGGCGTTCGCAGAACCGAGTAGACCAACCCCCGTAAGACTCACTCCCGAGAGGTTCGCGAAGTACGTCGACGAGATCGCAGTGATCTTTCCGGTAGAATCGACGAGACTGACATTCCCCGACCCGATCGTCAACCCGCCTGCAATATCAACAGCACCATTCAACGCGGACGTCCCGGCGACCGTAAGATTCCCGGAGAGCGTCATATCGGTAGTAGTGATACCACCGGACACCGACGCATTGAACGTAACTGCCCCATTAAACGTCGACGCTCCCGTAACAGTGAACGTTCCACCGACCGCAACGTTCCCCGTCGTGGTCATCGTCGCGATTTGGAGATCAACGAAGTACCCTGTTGCCCACCGCGCAGCTCCGCTTCCGAAGTTCCGTGCGTTATCCGTTGTCGGGACAACATTCCCCGCAAAGGTGGTGGCACCGAACGCACCAGTGACCGCGGTCAGCAGACCTGCCTTGGTCAAGGAACCCTTGGAAGAGGCTCCCACCTGGAAGTCGAACAGCTTAGACGTTGCGTCAGACGCGGTGTCCGTGATGTTCACCTTAATTGCGGTCGGTGCTCCCGTCGTATTCCACGTCTGTGCGAGGTCGAACATATTCGAAGCGTTCGATCCCGTCAGGCTATTCGCCGCGGAGATGGAGATCAGTGATGTGTTATCCGCTGCCCGGAAAGGGAGTGTCATCGGATAACCGTCGTACGTCTGATCATCGTTCCACTTGAAGCAGACGGACATCCTCTCGTCGACATCCAGCTTCATCGTTCGCATGTGGTTATCAATCGACGAAGCGAACTCCGAGCCGAGAGGCGTCGAATTGTTCCAGGCGTTTGTATGCGCCATTACTTGAATTCCTTCTTCACGTCGAAACCGATGACGTAACCGAACTTATCCACCGGTACGAGAGGCTTGTCTTCCCAATAAGCCTTCGCGTAAGCACTAACCCCCCAGAGATTCTTCGCGGTACGATCGTACGAAATCCCGCCTTCAGCCCGGACGCCATCACCCTCCTTAACGAGAGTAGCCCCCACTCTAAACGAGTGAGGAACCACCATCGCCTTGGCTTGTTCTGAGAGCGTCTTGTCGCTCATAGAGTCGGCGCCTTGAACGTACCGGAGCTAGTATCCGTGACCATCGCGGCGATCTTCGCGTCGGCCTTCTGTTCAGCCCTTATCTCCACCTTGGCCTTCTCTTCTTCGACGCGCTCACCAGCCCGTTTCTTGGTCATCATACCGGTGCCGGTAATGGCGGTCACGATGCCGACCACACCCATCTGCATGGCGGCCAACTTCGCAGAGTCCCAGTGAACCCATTCAAGGATGACGAGCATCGGCAGTATCGAACCAATGACAGCACCGACTGTGACGACATGGGAGGCCGTCCAGCGCGCGAAGGCGCTGGAGACATCGATAATGGTCTTCGCGGATTCGGTCATCAGCCGATACTCTGCGGACGACCCGCGAAGACGTACCAGACCGCGACGGCCGCACACGCCACGAGGATCAACGTGTCCCACGCGCCACTCAGCGGCAGTTCGAGGATCGACGCGAACGCGGGAATCGCCAGCCGCAAGCCAACGAAGAGCAACGCCGCGAGAATGAGTCGGACGAAGACAGCGGGGATCATGGTGTTCTCTTTTCTATTCAACCGGAATGCCGAGCGCGGTCACCTAGATGGCGCCATCGGCGTCCATCGTGCCGCTTCAAATGTGAGGAACTCGCCATCTTGAAGTTCGATTAGTTCGCCTGCAACTGCAACGCGCAGTAACCCACCATGATTAAAGAACTTGTTGCCAAGAGCCATCTTGAAGCGCGTGACGGTCGCCGGATCGTCAGGCTTCCATTCCATATGCACGCGAAGCGGATACGGCCCTGTGATTTTCTTTAGCTCGTTGATTTCGCGCTGTAGTTCATCGACTTTCTGAATGAGTGATTGAATCGGCTCTGATCGCGTCGGCGCTATCCGAGGCTGCTGTAATTGGACGAGATGACCGTTATAGCGCGTGCTCAGACCATCCGCGTTATAGCAAGCGCCTTGCTCGCTACACAGCTTGCCGGACTCAACGAGCTGACCGCCCTTGCTGATTGCGTCGTAGTCGCGGGCCGTCTGCCGCTCACCGTAGCCAGTAATCGGTATGGCCGCGAGAGCGATGCCACCACACCATTTTGAGTCACCACTGCAACGGCAACGCTCATCCTGTTCACCGCCAGCCAGCAACCGCGAATGCAGGCACTCGTCTGCGACGATAGCCGCAACGTAGACATAGTCGCTGCTGGGCTCTTTGGTTGCCTGTCCGGCAAATACGGTGACGGTGACGACACCAGCCAACAGCGTGCCGATAGTAATTGGTCTCATTCGTGTTCTCCTGTTACGGTCACTACCGGAATACCGAGCGACTCGCACCATTCGGCTCGATGTTTCGCGATCGACTCCTCGACGGTCTTGCAGTTGCCGACGAGGAAGTCGTAGGTAACGCGTTGCTGCCAAACTCCTGAGTCGTCGTCGAGGCCGTTCCGCTTAGCACGTCGATAGTCCGCCGCGAGTTGACGTGAGATCTTGCGGCCACCTTCATCCCCGCCGAGGGCTTCATAACTCGGAAACACCGGCCCCGGCCCTTCGCCGTTACCACGTCCGTTGTCGGGGTGAGGCAGTACCACCACATCATCCGTCAACGGAGGATTGTTATTCCTCCACAAGTGATCCGGAACTGCCTCCCACGCCGGCGACGCGATGATCTGAGGCCCGTCATCCGGACTGAATGACCAATTCGGCTCGCCCCTTCGACGGTAAATCGGCCGGTCGTGCTCGTTCGCCGATCCGATCGTATCGTACTGCTTTCCGTCGCACCAGATGGCGTCGTGTGACACACCTGAGCAAGGGTACTCCTTGCCGTCGAGCCCGGTCACAGTACGTTGTGCGAACTCCGGCGGGACGTACTGTCCTTCACCAGGACTCTTGCACATCAGGTGTGCGTCGTATCCTAGGTGCCGGAGCTTCTCGACGAGGAGCACCGTATGCCGGTAGCACGTGTGGCCGAGGTTTGTCGGCAACAGCTCTGGATGCTCCTCACTTACTTTCCGAACTATGCTAAGCATTACCTTCTCCTTCTATCATCGGCCACGAAGCCGTTGAGATAATCATTCATTCTCGCCTTCGCCGTCGGGAGATGCATATCCGCGGCGTAAGCCTTTGCCTCACGTGCGGAGAGTTCCGCTTTGTCGTACTCCCTGAGGAAGTTCAACGCATTCTCCGTGGAGTAGAGTTCGAGGATGACGTCGTAAATCTTATTGAGCTCCGACGACGCTGACGACCACTCCGAAGGCTGCCTCTTATACCACAATCGAATAGTCAAATTCGTCGCTGGCTTCGTGTCGAAGTAGAACTTATTCCCCCACCAATAACACCTCGCAGGAGTCCCCGTCGACTTGGTGAGAACGTTCTCGATACGCTCCTTATCACCAGGACGGATGATCCTGCCCGTCGTCGCATCCTTCACGAGTTCCGGCCACCAGATGTCAGTATTCACCGTAGGCGTAAAAGTATCCGTCGTCGCGAGCAGGGTCTCATCCCCAATTTTCTGCAACTCCGGATGTTCATACTCATTCGCACAACGGAGAAGGGCGTCGTTAATCCACTGTCCCCTCAACGTCGCGGTCACGTCACCACGATTCCCAACCCGCAGGAGCAGGTTCGCGTCGATATCCGTAAACGTCCTTCTCGCCACTACAGATCCTCGTCTATGTTAGGAAGGGGCTCAGGATTCCGTTCGTAATTCACTTCCAGGTCCCGACGATACGCGTCAGCGCCAGGTTCTTCCCAGCACTTCTTCGTTCCAGACCCCAAACAACGAACTCTCCCATTCTGCATCATCACCTTCGAGCGAGGATAATGCGTGCCACACATATCGCATGTGTACCACTCCTCACCCACCCGGCGGTTCGCAGACTGGGAATCGCTCACTTGAACCCAATGAGAAGATACGGCGATCCTGCGGCCGGTGCTGTCGTCCAGACGATCCCGTCAACCCACTTCGGCTCCATCCCCCGAAGCACGTCGATCACCTGAGTCGCAGCTTCGACGACCCCTTCACCGATGATATTTCCATCGGTGTCGCTGACCTTGTACGCTTGACCGATCGTTCCGGCTGCCACGACAAGATCCATCTTCGTAAGCAAGAACCTCCCCGTAATAGCGTCGGCTCCGGCCGTCATTCTGATATGACGGGAATCTCTCGTAACTGCCATCTAATTCTCCGGTGAGACACTCGGTCCCTGAATGGGTAAGCGAATCGGGTTGAATGGTGGTGGCGAAGGGGGCGTAAGCAACGAACGCTCAGGCATCTCCTCGTACACCATCAACACAACTTCACGATTCTTCAACACCTCAAAACGGCACATCTGACCTTCAACGTATGCAATCGTGGTCAACATATCACTCCCCTAACTAAGGTGGAAAGGCGAGGTGGACTGTCTCGCCTCTCCATCCCTTCCGCCAGGAGTTAGACGAATTCCCTCCTGACATGCGGCCGCTACGGTGCGAACCGCACTACGGAATGATGCCGAAGAGTTCGATGAGGAACTTTCCTCCGGTGTATGTGCCAGGAACGCCGGCAGCGCCGCCGACGATGTAGAGGTAGTCGTTTGCCGGAGGAACGCCAGTCAAGCCCTTGACCATCCCGTTCGTCCACGCTGCGGCTGCAGTGACAAGAGCGGTCTCTACCAAGGCAGCGATGCCTCCATCCTGCGCACCGGTACTGACCGTTGCGGAATAGAGATCGATATCCGTCACCGCAGCCGCAGGCAGTTCGAGGCAAGTCATCTGCCCACCGAAGATCACGCCATTGATCGCGGAGGTAATCTGCCCGAAATGCGCGCTTGTCGCACCGGCTGGATTGCCGATGATATCGAGGTCAGTCGTCGAAGCGGCCAGACCGGTCAAATCCACGACGATACGCGTGATCGCGAGGTTTCCTTCCCGCGATACCTTCGCGTTGTACGTCTCGGCGGCTGAAACTCCCGCACCCGCCGTCAACGAAGCGGCTTGATTGACTACGGAGCCTCCCGTATTGAAGTTGAAACCCGCCGCTTCAACAGTGGCCGCCTCCGCGATACGGAGTTGACCATTCGTATCGGTCCAGGCGTACCAATGGTACCCTGCCGAATCCTGGAAGAAGTGCATACTCGGTCGAGCAAGGCCTCTTTCACCAGCCCATCCTGTCGCACCAGACAACGGTCGAGTCGTTCTGCTTGACATGTGTACTCCGTATATACTACGTCGCTGCGTAGTGTCTTATCCGCGTCAGGATATCAGCCAGCGAGCTCCTGAAACAACGATAATCCAACCAAACCTACGTCGATAAACTCTTGCACCGTGACGCTTATTCCGGAGAAACGCTGGCCGTTCCCCTCCACCAACGGGAGGATCTGATCCTTCACCGAAGTAACGATTTCCGTAATGCCTCTTTCCGAAGTAGCGTCCCCCGAACATTACGGCGTCCGTGTGATTGCGGAACGATTGCCCTCGGCCGAGCCAGTCGCGGTGAGAACATTCGCGCTGTCTGCAAGGTTCCGAACGACAATCGAACCCGTATCAAGCCCCGACATCACTCCGAGAAGTACCGCAGACATCATCTTCGTGAGTTCGTCGAAGGTATGCGATCCATACGCAGCGGAGAACGCACGTGCGAAAATCGCATCACGTATGACGTTCGTCTGTGCGGCCGTGAGAACAACGCCTGTCGACGTGAGAAGAGTAGAAATATCGCTAAGTTCGTTATCGACGAAGTTATCAACCGCGTTGATCAAAGCGGCAAGATCGCCAGCAGTTTGGAGTGTTCCTCCTACCCGAAGCGTATCCGCTTTGATATTCCCGTCAGCGGTGAGCGCGGCAGGCAACCGCGTTTGGATGTCGTTAGTATCCGCAATAACATCACCCGCAGTCTGGACTGTCCCAGACACGTGTGACGTATTCACTTCCGGACGTCCCCCAGCGAACGCTCCATTACTCCCACCGAATTGTGCAACGTTAACGGGGGCGTTTGCGATGTATCCAAGAGCTGACGCTCCAAACAAGGCGTCATACACCGCTTCTTCCAAAACCACATAAGACCCGAACACTTGAAGAGCACCGGCAACCTTCACCGAATACTTCAACTCCCCAACTGTCGCAGAGTCAGTAGCATCCCACGTCACGGCATACATACCGTTAACGTCGTGAGTACCCCCACCGGAGTTCTTGCTAGCACTGGCGGCGCCATTCTTCGACACCTTAATGTCGGTATTGGCGACAGTCAGCGCAGTCTCCGCGGTCTTGAAATCCGTATCATCAACAAACGGGCCAATCCATCGTACCTGCCCCGCAGTTGACTGTTTAAGAAAACCGTCCATTTACCTTCTCATCATCTGGTAGTAGTGGTGAGGAAAAGCTGAAGCACCACCCGCTGCAAAGTTGAACGGGCCAACTTCCCATGTTCCGGTACGAGTAGCCCCTGCAATATCCACAGTAAACGTACCTGACAAATCCGTGCCTATGTTGATCAACTCAGATGAAGCCCCGATCGTGAAGTCCTCCGAACCAGCAGTGATGTTTGTGAAGTACCCGCCCGCACTCGTCGAGTAGGCGCACGTTGTTTGGCTGTCGGACCCATCTTCATTACGGCAAGTCGTGTACGAACCAGAAGCGCTGTTCCGCGAGAAGTCCGCCGTCGTAGTACCGCCTGCGTAGCAATTGGTCGCGTTCAAGACGTTCGACGACGATCCACTACGGAACCCATAAGTACCGCCAGCCGCGAGGCAGTTGTGGAAGGTCCCGTTCGCCGCTCCGCCACCAGCGAAGGTTAGGATGAAATTCGGCCCGCCTGCACCGTAGGCGAGGCAGTTGCGATACGTGACGATACTACCCCACTGCTGGACACAGACGCGATTGGAGGCGGTTCCAGAGTGCGTAGCGATGACACGGTCGAACAGGCATCCGTCGCTGCCATCCGAGGCCACTCCGGTGTTGACAAGAATGGTATTGTCAGTGTTCGCGTGCGTGTTTTTGACTTGCAAGCCGGTGAGGCGCGTGTAAGCCTCGTTAATCGTGAGCACTGTACCGAAGTTTACGGCGACTTGAAGATGATACTTCCCGGTGGTGTAGAGACCTGCATGCCGGTAGGCAGCGTCCACTTCGACATGGATGTAATCGCTGCTCGTCGTTGTCCACCCGGTGAGCGTAACCGCCGTGGCATCGACTTTGGTGGCCCCATTCGCCTTGCAGGTGACGGTATGTACACCTGTGCCTGTGAGGTCGGCCTGCGATGCCGCCTCCCACGCATTCAGAGATACAAAGGCACGATTCGCTCCTGAGAGCGCATCTGTTGTGCCATCACCACCGGCCGACGAATTGGGGTCAACAAACATGATTTATGGAGTCGTGCCTTCGGTCGCGCCCGTCTCTTTGTTGCGAAGAAAGTTCCGCACCTGTGCCCACGTCACCGACACGTAGCGGTTGTCACGAATCTGATTGCGGATCGAGTTGGGGAGTGTTGCTGCATCGACTTCTAACAGATGCCGTCGCCGCCGGACGAGTCGAGAACGGATCGCACCATCGAGATCAAAGAAATCCTCCACCTGAGGAGATATTAATCTATCAAGCTGAGCCTTGGTGACGTCGGTCACGCGGACCAGAATGAACGGTGGCATGATCGGGTTCCGCACGAGATCACCATCGTGCTTGACGTCGTCGAATACCTCGACAACGTCACCACGCTTGTAACACCCCCGCAGGTCCTTTTCCAGGTCGGCGTGAGTGTTGTTACGTCCCATAATCAAGAGCAGAGCCATCGCGGCCTTAGTCCTCAGGAGATACAGGGGGTACGCCGACGATGCGAAGATTGACAGGCGTGCCGGGCACTGCGCTCATCGTGAACGTAAGCAGCGAGGACCACAGACCCTCAACCCGGCTTCCTGTCGTGAGCACGTTCACCATACGCACCCGCGCCGTATGCTGCGTCGGCGTGATAGCTGGGATCGGAGAACGGCACGTGAAAGGGCTCGCAGCACCAGTGCAACTATGCGCAAGAGCCGCAGCCTGTAACGTCGCATCCAACTCCAGCTCATGTCGATACCCCTGAGCGGTGGCGAGGTCAGGCGCGGGTACTTGATACTCGAAATTGTCGGTCGGGGCCACCTGAGGCTGTTCCTCGAAGTCCGGCGAGACGACAAACATGTCAGACGTATGCGGATCGGGTGGGACGTAGTAACCGATCCCAGTCGCGGCGAACTCGTAAACGCCATCAGGCAGACCGGCGACTCTCTCACGCACATCCACCGAGCAATCAGCCCAGCGCGCTACGCGCGGATTGACTTCGCGATCGGCTTGAAGCGAAGCAACGGTCACGGGTAAACCGCACGAGGCCGGCGTCACGTACATCGGCTCGATGTAACCAGCACTGCCCGAGAGAAGAACGAACCACAAGATCATCATCATTTCCATTGACCTAGTCTCCTGAAGTGAAAAAGGCTCTACTTATCCAACACAGCCTCAATGAGGAAGTTGATCTTCCGATCCGGGAGAAGAGGAAACTCCTTCTTGAGAAGATCGAACGCACGTCGCCTTCGAAAGTTGCCTCTGTACTGCCCGTAAAGCACGTCCATCTCTTTCACGATGGCGCTCGCCCTGACAAAACTGATATCGACAGCAGGAGGAAGATCGGGCTGCGGAACGGCTGGCGGATCGAGCTTATCCGCGAGGCGTCGAAACCACTGTGCCAATTGCTGTTTCATGAAATGGCCGTCACAATCCCGTTGACGACAGTGATCGAAGCAACCGCGGCAGGCCCAAACGAAACACCCGCTGCACCGCTCACGCTGTACCCCAACGCGTCGACCGTCGCATACGCGGACTGCGCACGAGTACGAACCTTCAAAATCGCGTCCGTAGCAAAGTCAAACCCCGCACCAGCAGTACCCGCTGTGTTCGTCAAGTTCAACTGCCCATCTGCAGGAGAGGACATTACCGAGCGTCCCGTCCAATTATGGACAGATGAAGCTCCAGCAGATACAGACCCTGTAAACGTAGCCCCCGCGGCGAGGACATCCGCAAATGCGGAGTCGTTGCCTAGCCGGAACTGGAACGTCGCAGAGGCACGTTTAATCAGGACTTCTGAGGAAGTGATCCCCCCAAACGCGAGCGTATCACCGGAAGCCAGCAGCAATACGTTAGCACCACCGCGCCCAAGCGAAACGTCATCCCCGAATTGAAGGTTGTATCCTGTGGACAGCTTAATCCGCGTGGTGTCATAATCCCAACGAAGAGTTCCTCCGGCAGAAAACCCTTCATTATTCGCACCGGCACGGAAAGCACCCGTATCCGTATCAAGCAGGTACGTCCTCGAGGGGTATGCAGCAGTACCGTCAGGACCTTCCCTGAACGCTAACGCGCTCCCACCTGTATTGAAATTAAACCCTGCAACTTCCGTCGTTGCAAACGCGGCCGTCCGAAGAAAGCCACTCGTATCGAACCAAATCGTCCAATCAACGGCAGCCGTATCCGCAAGCGCATGCCTTCCTGGCATACGGCCCGGCTCACCCTTCCATCCCGTTGATCCGCTTCCTGGTCTCATTACGACTCCCTACAGAAAGGTGAGTGGAGGGCTCATCACCCTCCACCCAAACCCGACTAGCCGCCTGAGCTGCCGTACACGCCGCGCCACTCGGTGAAGCCCTTGCCATAGCGTGCGTAGATCTTGAAGAGCGCATCGCCCGTCAAGAAGTCGTCGGCCTCACCCGTCTCCGGCTTCACGCGCCAGAAGAAGTTGAGGTCGTGCTTGTTGGAGAGAACGAACCACGAGTCCGCGTCGGTGAGATACCGCACGAGCATGTAGTCCATCGTACCGTCGCTGCGAAGAACGTTGATCTCGTTGTTCGCGGTGTACGGCTTGTACTCGCTCATCAGGATTTCCTTCGCTGCCCACTCGAAGGAAGGATCGATGATGAGAAGTGACGGGGTCATCACGATCGGACGACCGCGATCGTCGAACATCGTCTTGAAATGATCGAGCGCGGCCTGATACGCCGATGCACTGAAGTCCACGTCAGTGGTCGGACGATTCCCAGCCGTTGCTCCGCCGTCAAGACGGGTGTGCGCGGTGTGACAGAGAGCGAGCGCATCCGACCCCACGAAGCTTGAACTGAACGCGTTGTTCAGAATGCTCCAGGCATCCACCTCGATCTTGTAAGACGCGGCGCGTCCGAGCTCTGCCGCCATCTTGTCCATGATCTGGTAGAGGTCGTCATCCCACATCTCACGCGTGATCCGGAAGCCGAGGCCGTACGATGCCGGCGTATACCGAACGCCTGCGCCCATGATGGGCACGTCGAACGAAATCGGATCGCCTTCCGGCTTGCTGACCATCGAACCGAGGCCGGCGACTTTCGTGTCGTCCTCGTACGCACGCTTCGTCTCGTGCCTGTGAAACACACCCTGCCACTGATTCGGCTGCTCGTCGATTTCGTTGAACAGCACGCGCCAGAGGCCAGGAGCGAGGAGTGCGGAGAATCCGCCTGTCGATACTCTTGACATTAGGTCACCGCCGTCCAGTTGCAGTAAGGCGCCGCGATCGTGAAGAGTACCGGAGGCATGACGTCAGCCACGGCAGGAGCGATGCCGTCGACGACTTGATCCCAGAAGTCCCAGATCGTAACGCGCTTGTTGCTTGTTTCCGTTTTGTCGACGTACCACTTACCGGTCGCCGCATTCTTCGCGACTCCATACGAGAGCCCGCGGTCAGTTGCGGCGTTCGTGCCTGCACCTTCCGAAGCGCTCGTATCGAGATACCCTTTGAACAGGGTTGAGGGATGCGCCAGAATGAAATTCTGACGGTACAAGCCCGCGGTTCCGTTCCGGCCATCGCGAGTCGCAAGACCCGTGATCAGCGCTGGATCGGCACCACACTCCGCGACGTATCCCGAGGCAAACACGCAAAGCGCTCCAGCCTTGAAGGTCTGGGACGCTCCCTCGGGTAATTCCATCGACGGGGTGGTAGTGCCGGTCATGGAACGAACCGCAGACATTGCGATCCTACCGTGAGTCACTATCTACCTCGTTGTTCGTTGATGTTGCCGTCGTCCGAATCGAGGAACACGTGGCTGGTCCTGATCGATGAGGGCTTGTACCCTCGATCTTTCAAGGCCTTCTTCGTGTTCTCGTTGGCCTGTTGCACCATCGTATCGAGAGAAGTTCCCTGCCTTTCGGCCATTGCACGCCTGGGTTTTTCGACCCTTTCTTCGTACGTGTCCTTCTGGATGCGCATCAAGATGACATCTCCCCGGGTAACGGTTGTTCCCCCTCCCGGATTTGCGGTTTCCTGACCGATCGCTTTCGCGACTTCGATCGGAATCTCTGCTGGCTGCGTGCGATCGACTTCCCAACCGACGTGGAGCTTCTCCATCATCACGCGATCGCGGCTGTTCGCCCAGCGGTAGACGTAGTTCGGGTCCTTGTTGGCGACGTGGAACCGATCGTACGGTTGATACGGCTTACGTTCATCGGTCATAAACTGATTTCCTCGCTTGGGCGGCCGTTGACTGGGACTGAGTAACCGAAAGCTTGTTGATCTCATCCTGAGTCGTGCCGCGATCTTCCAACATGATGAGATAGTCGTCGTGCTTCATGCTCCACCGTTCGGCGAGGGCAAGAGTCTTGTGCGAGCCCTTGAGAACGGGAACACGCGCTCCAGGAGCCGTCGGAGCAGCACGAGGAGTCGGAGGTGCGACTGGCGCAGGAGCAGCTCTCGGTGCGATTGGAGGAGGTGCTGCTGGAGGAGCCGCAGGCGGTGCAACTGGAGGCGCGGCAGGATCAGGAGGAACATCCGGAGCTGGCGCTGGTGGCGCCGTCGCGAAGATATGCTTCTGAATCTCCGGGTCCTGCGCTTTCAGGTTCATATACACAAATCGATGAAACCCCGCCTGAGCACGTTGCGCGGCAGGCATGTTCTTCTTCACCGCGGCGATCTTCTGCCTCCAGGTCGGCTCATCCGGCTTGAGGACAGTATCGTAATCCGTCACAGTCGCTGCAAACGCAGTCTCGTCATCCGCTTCGAACCTCGAGAGCGTGAACTGCTCCATCGGGGTCAAGCGAGCATTCGCCGCAGCAGCCAAAGTATCAGCCGGACTCGCAGGCGGAGCATTCGGTGCCGCAGCCGGAGCAGTAGGTTTCGGCGCTTCTGTCCCAGCCGCAACAGACGTCGCTGCAAATTCCACGACCTCCGCAAGTTTCAAGCCCGCGAACGGACCTTCTGTTATGATGCCGTTCGCATCAGTAGCCGGTAGTGTTGCTCCTGCCATGGGAATCTCCCTCTTTCGTTGATGACTGTGAAGAAGCCGTTTCAGCTTCTGTGTACTCTCTCAACCAACCGTAGATGTATTTCGCTCGTCCTTGCGCACGGAGAAGTTCTTCATACACCGTCTCAGTACGCAGGATTTGGTGACATCGCTCCAGTTCCTCCTGGAGGACCTTGCGGAGCTCCGATCGGGCCTGGGACGGGTGGAGCCTGTTCAGTCGCTGGCTGTCCGCCATTTGGATTCTGTGCTTTCTGGAGAACCGTTAAGAGGTTGGGGACGATAGTGTCCACGTTCTCCACGGAGAAGCGCTCGACAAAGCGTTTCACGATGTCATGAGCGGATTGCATGACTGCGATTGCTGCCGCCTTCTGTTCAGGCGGGAATTGTGGGTTGAAGATCATTGCGGACGCGTTGAGGACACGAGCGTAGTACTCGTTAAGCACGGCCATGAGGACTTGGAGGTTCTGCAACTCCACATCCTTGTTCAAGGCTTCCGACGCCATGTTGAGGGTCAGACCGAGAGACGTACGTACATCCCCTTGCGGGAACTTGATCACCCGGTCATCCGCGATCTTCACGCCTTCCGGCTGCATCTGCTGGACAAGTTGGATCGTGAGGTACAGAACGTCGACAAGGGCATCCCGCATGTCGTCGATTGACACCCAGAATCGTTGGTTCCCCTCGTTAATGAGGGCTGTTGTACCGGTGGCTGTCGCCTGTGACCCCACGATCGCTGATTCCATTCCGAGGTTGTACGCGGAGACACCAGTGCTCGTCTCCGTCATGCGGATGACCTGCGGAAGCATGTTCTGAAGTGTGATACTCGCTTCCGCAAGATGCAGAATCCTCACCTTATCCGGATTCGGATCGACAATCACCTTACCAGGATACACCCTCTCCTGGTTAGCGATGTTCGACTCAGGACTAACAATCGTAATACCACCGTTCGCAGCAGTCGCCGCGTCGATGATTTGATTGTGAATCGTGCTCGCCTCGATCTGACCCGACAACGATTGCTCTGCCGCACCCATCCCATGCACTTCATGCGCCTGCACGAGGTACGGAATACGACGAAGGAATCGTGCCCTCCCGAAGAAGGGGTTGTAGATCCGTTTGACGAACTTCCTCGCCTCCATGCAGTAGGTGAGGATCACTTCACAATACTTCTTCCCGTAGGCCGGATCCTCTCCTTCCGCTCCTGAATCCGTGACGTAGGGAATCTCGAAATACCCCCAAATCTCGAAGAGCGTGATTGGCCAGTCTACGTTCGATTCGGCGGCAGTAACATCCGAAGTCGACTTAACCGTCTTGTATCGAGCGTCTTCGCGTGCCTTAGCAAACGCACGAAGTTCTTCAACCTTCTCGTACTCCATCTCCTCCGCGATTTGGAGAAGTTGACCGTATGTATACCGAAGACGTTGTGCAACCCATGGACGTTCGTCCCACTCATCAAAGCCTGAGGGTCCGACAACATCTGCAGGAGCAGGCGAGAGCCAGACTGGACCTTCATAGTCAACAATCTCCTTCTCCTGGACGACGCCTGCCTCATCGTAGAAATGATGCGCACGAGTCTTCCTCGTCCACATCGGCTTGACGACGGCTTCGCCATTCAGCGCGAGGTCGAAGAAGATCGAACGCAGCCGATCTCTCGACCCGGAAGTCCTGAAGAAGTGTTCGCACCAATCCCGAACGTCCTTCTCCTTCATCTCGAACGCCGGCGACTTGATCTCGACTTCAAACTGCGTCTTCGCCGCGAAAACAGACTTCATCAATCGCGCGACAATCGCGTCGACTACAATCTGCACTAGAGGCACTACCACATTACTCGCACCAGGCCAAGGATACGACTTCTCCTTAGTCTCTGGCTCCTTCTTATACCTTGCGAGCAACTCCGCGAGCTTTTCCTCTCGCGCCTTGTGCGCCTCTAGCGCGTGCGTAAGTGCGACATGGATCTGCTGAGCTAACGCAGTTTCCTGCGTCTCATTCAGCTCAATCCTTGTTGTTTGAAGCCGTCCGGGCATGTTCGAATCTACTATTCCGTTTCGGATCTTTTCGGTTCCAGGGAGCGTTCTTCTCCCATGGACGTTCCTTGCCGACGCCCTTGTTCACGATCCCGTCGACACTCAACGGGCGCTTACCGGTCTCCGGCTTGGCAACACGTTCCGCCTTACGCGGAGCTACTTTCTTCGCTTTTTTCTTCGGTTCTTTCTGGTCGGCATTTTCTTCCTCTTCCTCGTCCTGTTTCTTCTTCACATCAGTACCCCGTGACCTTTGACCGAGTTGCGAGATGATCGCGTTCTACCGCCTGGAGATGGCGACGCTGCCGATTGGCGTTAGGATCCTGTTTAGCTGCTCCAGCCTTAGCGATAAGGGCAAGACAAGCTGCTGCACCGTCGACCAAGTCCTTGGTTGGGAAAACAGGAAATCCTCTAATCTCCTCAACAAAGTCGATGAGCCCTCTCCGAATGAAAAGGCTGTGAGTTTCGGTGTAAGGAATGAGAGTCCGAATTCTCGCATCCTTCTCTCCGATGGGCGGCTGCCCTTCTACGGGGAAGTGGTAGTTCATCTCCTTCTGACGCTGATAAAGCGGGAAGGTGAGAATGCGTTGGAAGCCTGCGTCCTCAACAGCGGCTTTGCCTACACGCCATTGCTGGTGCAGCCCGATGAACTTGGAGAATAAGAATGCCGCGTTCTGATAAACGGCGTAGGCGTCCAGGATGAACAAGCGATCCCTGTTATCCCTCGCCATGACGATCATCGCATTGCGAGACCGCTTCTTCTGCTCCTTCGCGGAGAGCGCCGGATCCCAGAACATCACGCGAACGAGAGAATCGAACTGCACGATTTCAAACTTCGCCTCGTCCGTGTTCTCGATGATGAGGTTACCTTCCTTATCCATCGAGAAGTAGCGAAGATCCGCCTCACGAAACTCGGCAAGAGCCGGATCGCGTGGGTTGTTCAAGTACAGCATCGAATACATGAACGACCCCTGCTTCCGCCTCACGCGTTCGCACGACTCAGGAGGGAAGAGCTCCGGGAAGAAGTAGTACGTTTTCCCACTCTCCGGAGCGTACTTCTCCGGATCCATCTCGTAGACGGGCGGCTTGCTTACTTCCTCCGCCTGACGAAGATCGAGTTGAAGGTCCTCACGGGTCCAGTGAAGAGGACGAGTGTAGAATCCGTAGACGTCGGATTCGTTCTCGCGGATGTGCGAAT